ATGAACAGGAAATTGGTGGCAGTATTCAGTGCGAGCGGCGTGACAAAGAAACTGGCAGAGCGGATCGCAGCGCTCTGCGACGGAGATTTTCTGGAGATCATTCCGGAGACAGCCTATACGGCTGCAGATCTTGACTGGAAGAACCTTCAGAGTCGCAGCAGCGTAGAGATGAGGGACAAGAGCTCACGGCCGGCCATCGCGGCGGCATGCAGAGTCGCCAATATGGAAGAGTATGATACGATTTATGTCGGCTTTCCGATCTGATAGAGCAGAACAGGACGCCAATAAAATAACCGCCCCGGAGAACCCGGAGCGGCTTTTTAATTTTCAGCCGGAGGCAGCTTGGGATAGAGAACGATTTCAAACTCGTCCATGTGTCCGCCCTTTACGGCACGTTTTTCGCGGAAATATTCGACCTTTTCAAGCACCTCTTTTAGCATATCGTTTTTAGCCTGAGCGGACGGCAGAGAGGAATAGACCTCAAGAAGCCGCTCGACCTTTGGTACTATATTCCGCTTGTTCTCCTCCCTGCGCCGCTCAGAGGCCAGCTCAGAAGAACACCGGGAGACAGTAGCCTCGGCGGCGGAGATTTGCTCAGAGAGGAGCCGGGAGCGCTCAAGAAAAGTGTCAGTATCGTACACGCCTTGCTCAAGCAGCTCGTGAGTACGGGACAGCATATCGCGGAGGCGCTTTACTTCGGATTCAGACCGCCGGAGAGCTTTTTCAGCCTGTTCGATACGAGAGGCGTCGGAGGGCGACGGCTCAGACGACCATTCGAGGCGATAGGAGGAGAGCCAGCCGGAGAGAGCTTCGAGAACACGGGCCTCTACCAGCAACAAATTAGAACCGGGGACATGGCAATGCCGGGAGAGGCAGCGCACGGACGGATAATTAGGGCTGGAACGGTAAGCCATATTACGGCCACACCTTCCGCAGCGGAGAAGCCCGGCCAGAGGATTGACGAGAGATTGCTCGCCACGAACTGCCGGAGGATTGGCGGTCATTATTTCGGCGGCCTTGTTAAAAAGCTCCTCAGAGACGATAGGAGGGTGAAGTCCGTCGAATACAAGCTCCTCACCCGGAGGAGAAATATAGCGCTTTACGGAGACGGAGCCGCCCTCGACAACCTTTTTACTCTTTTTGTGCTGCCAGCGGATTTTGCCAATATAAACAGGATTAAGCAGCATATTGTGAATGGTGGAGACAGACCACTCGTTACCGCCGCCGGGAGCAGGGATTCCGAGAGCGTCAAGCCGCCGGGCAATATCGTGGATTCCGATATGGCGGAGAGAACCGTCCTCAGATTCCTCAGGGGTGGTATAAAGGCGGAAAATGAGCCGGACAATGTCGGCCTGCTCCTCGTCGATTGCGAGCGTCCAGCCCTTATCATTTTCGATTTTTTTACGGACGTAGCCGTAGGGCTTAGAACCGCCGACGTGCTTACCCTCTTTGGAAGCAGCGAGGCGGCCACGCTGCAGACGGCGGTTGATGGTTTTGTATTCGCGCCGGGACATAAAAAGCCCGAACTCAAAATATTCCTCGTCGAACTCGTTATTTGGGTCATACACCTTGGTAGGGGTTACAATTTTGGTATCGGAGTATTTGAAAGCCTGAGCGACGATACCTTGGTCAATGGTATCACCACGGGCAAGACGCTCCACCTCAACGACGAGCACACCCTCCCAGAGACCTTGCTCGACCTCAGAGAGGAGCTGCTGCATAACAGGGCGGGCGACCAGCGTTTCGCCGGAGACAACCTCACGATAAATTTGGGTTACGTTATAATTACCACGCCGGGCCAGCTCAAGCAGGAGCTTTTCGTGCCGGGCCAGCGTTTCGCCCTCGCCGTGAGACTCCGCCTCCATATCGGAACGGGACTTACGGAGATAAAGGCAGTAGGACATAAGAATCACCTCCAAAATAATACGCTCCCCGGAAAGAGGAGCGCAGCGACGGCAACAGGGATTAACGCGGACGAAAATCCACGTAGATGATATTTCCCTCTCGCCGGATTACCCGGCACTTACGGCCTCCCCTTTCCCGGAGGTACTTACGTTAAAAGCGACCTCTATATCCGCCTGCATGAGTTTATCAAGCAGAGCAGAGACGGAATTTTTAAGCTCAGATTGGAGAGCCATAAGCTCGGAAAGAGCAACGGGTTCAGAAATAGAACCGCCGGACAACTCAATAGCACGGGAGATTTCAGCACGGAGCCGGGAAAGCTCACCGAAAAGCTCTTGGTACACCAGCAGGCGCTCAGGCCGGGAGAGCTGTACGTCGCGATTGAGCAGACGATAGTACGCGTCGAAGCACTTGGCAACAACGGGACGCAGCTCAGGAGAAAGAGCCTCGTAGTGCTTTTGGAAACGGACGGAATCGGAGAAGAAAACCGTATCGACATTGAGACGCTTATCCGAATAACCCAAAAGGTAGTCAGTGGACACGCCGAAATACTTTGCCAGCAGGCAGAGCGTTTCAATATCAGGCTCCTTACCCTCAGATTCGTAGCCAGAGACGGTGGAGCGCTTTTTCTGGATTATTTTGCCGAGAGCCTCCTGAGAAAGCTCACGCTCTTTGCGCAGGGATATTAACCGGGCGGAAAAAGTAGACATAGACATTCACCTCCAAAATATTATTATACAACAAATTGCCCCAAATAGGAACAAATAGCCCCAAAAACCGGCAATATAAAAAATAATTCCTGAAAATGTGTTGACGTTGCCCCAAATAGGAACTATAATCAAGCTACAGTCAATCGAAACGGGACGACGGGGTGAGGAAAAACAGGAAAGCGGCATTGCACCGAGCGGCCAGCAGCGGTCAGGCGACCGGGAACGGCGACGAGCAGGAGATGGCGAGCACGAATTGCAACCTCACCCCGGAAATACTACAGAAAGGAGCAGGAAATGAGAGTAAAGTTGCAGAAGCTACGCGAGGTCTACGGATTCACACAGCAGTCATTTAGTGAAGCGCTGGGAATCAGCCGGAGCCACTATTCGCAAGTTGAGACCGGGGAAAAAGCTCCGTCTCTGCGGCTGGCCCTCCGAATCAAAAAAGCGTTGAACTACCAGAACGACGATATTTTTGAGAACCGCGTCCGATAATTATTTTTTTGCCCTTATATGACCCGAAAAGGAACAGAAAAAGCCAGAGAGAAAGAACAAGTGACCCGATAAACGGCATTTCCTTGTTTCAACCTCTAAGAATATTCTACGGGAGAGGAGGCGAAAAATAAATGTCGAGACAGGCGACAAAAGCGGTGGGTAACAGGTACTTTGAGGCACGAATGAGGGCGGCAAAGTACAACGAAAAGCTCTTGACAAGGGCAGGAGGCGTAGAGTGCCTGCCAGGAGTGACGGAGGACAGCCTGAAAAAGTACGAGTTGGACATAACAAGGCCGCCGAACGTGGTGGTAGCACTGATGGCAGACGCGTACAACGAGCCGGAGCTGAGGCAATGGTATTGCGTGAACGAGTGTCCGCTGGGACGGGATTGCAGAGAGATACCAGAAATGCCAGCAGAGAGGGCGCTGATACGATTGCAAAACACGGTGTACGAAATGGAAAAGCTGACAAGGGAAATTTCGCTGTTGATGGACAACGGAGAAATGAGTGAGGACGAGCAGCAGGCAATACCGGGACTGAGGGACAGGCTGCTGGAGTTCCGCAGGAGAGCAGACGAAAACCTCGCCGTGCTGGAACGGGCGGCGAGGGTAGGAAAATTCATGTAAGGAGGTGAGCGGCGTGGCTGAGGCCAATATTGTTCGGGAGTTTTACATAGGCAAGACCCGGATAAGAATAGCGGACAATTATTGCAAGAAAACGGCTGAGGAAGCCGAGGAGGCGCTGAAAAGGATAGCGCAGACAGCCCAGAGACACATAAGTGCGGCAGCAGCCATGGCCGGAGATGCAAGATGAAAAGACGAAAGATTGAAGAATATCCGCCGATAATTGTTGCGATAATCCTGACAATAGCATTCGTGATTGTTGGAGGGGCGAACATTTACAAAGCGGCTGAGGCAGAAAGAGGCAGACAAGTGGCGGAGCCGGAATACAAAACGGCGGAGGAGACGCCGAAAGCGGAAACGGCATTCTTTAAAGAAAACCCGAAAATGACGGCAGTTTACACGGGCTATGTGGTTTTAGAAGAACGAACAGCACCGCCGGAGGATAGAGAACTGAATGTTGTCGAAGCAGAAACAACGGAGCCGGAACGCAGGACGCTGATAGGTAGCAGAGATTGGGACGCTTACGACAGCGAGGTATTGCTCAGGATTGCAATGGCGGAGGCTGAGGGAGAACCGACAGAGGGAAAAGCGCTGGTAATGCTGGTGGTATTAAACAGAGTTTGGACAGAGGGATTTCCAAACAGCATTGAGGACGTAGTAATGCAGAACAGCGGAGGCTGTTATCAATTCTCCCCGGTAGCGCCGGGAGGCAGGTATTGGACAAAAGAGCCGAATGAGGATTGCTACAGGGCGCTGGAAATGGTGATGTACGAGGGCTGGGACGAGAGCGACGGCGCGTTGTACTTTGAGAATTGCAACGGAGAAAGCTGGCAGGCGAAGAACTGCGAATACCTTTTCACGGTGGGAAACCACTCATTTTATAGATAGGAGGACGGAGATATTTCGGCGAGAGAAAAGAGGCGCAGGAAAGTGAGAGCGAAGCGCAGAGCAAAGATGTACGCGGCGTGGGCGGCGGTTTATGGATTTGAAATGATGGTAGCAGCAGTCCCGACGGCGGCGCTGGCAGCGTGGATTATCCCGGCGGTACACGCAGAGAGAGGCTACAACGGATTTGGAGGAGAATATCTGGTGCTGGGAATTGTGTTCTGGCTGGTATTCACGGCCACACACAAATGGATATGTAGGAAGATTTTTGATGAGGAGGCAAGCGGACAATGAAATACATAGTATGCCCGGAATGCGGTTGCAATTTGGATTTTGGAGAGAGGTGCGACTGCATGGAGAAAGGGCCAAAGACAGAGCGAGAGGAGGGCAGGGCGAATGGAGCTAAGAGCACAGGCGGAGAGCCACCTCGGAGAGGCGATATTATCAGACGAATGGGATAAAGCCAAAGAGGACGCAGAGCGAAAGCTGAACCATATCATTTTACATTTTGGAGACGAGGGCGGAGCGCGCCGGGAGCCGTGGTACTTGGCGCAGCTTATAGCAGAGGCAGTAAAAGCCAGCAGGCTAACAGATTCACGATGGAGCTGAGCTGGCTGCTTATGGAAGCGGACAAAGAGGCAAAAGAAAAGCCCACGGCGTAGCCGCAGGCAATTCTCTTGGGTTCCTCTATTGTACCAGAAAAACACTGTAAATGCAATAGGAGGATTTTATTATGAGAGAGAGCAAAAACGCATTAACGATTACACAGCAGTACCCGGCGGAGCAGTTTAATCTGCTTGTACCGATGAAAACGGTGGCGGAGATTGCGGAGATTCACAAGCCCGTGATGAACGCGGTGCAGATTTCGACGAACCTTGCAGACGGGGAAATCTACGAGCAGGAGAAAGCAAAGAGCGAATGGACGGACAGGAGCGGCAGAACGCACCCGGCCAGCCCGGCGAAATACGCGCTGACAAAAAAAGGGCTGAATAAGCTCATGCGAGCAGCCGGGATTAAGATTTTGGGGACGAGGCCCATTATCCCATCTACCTGCCAGAAATGCGCAGAGGTGAACCGCAGCATTGGCCGCCCGGTTAATTGTGGAGCCTGCGGAAACAAAGACGTGAAGTACGAGGCCAGAATCAGCGTACCGCAGCTCACCGGGGAAAACATTGAGTTCGTGGCGCACAAGGAAATTGTGGTGCAGGACGTTACAGACGGCATGACCGACGCTCAGCGCAAAGAGTTTTTGAAGTTCAGAAACGAAATGTGCGAGACAAAGGCTATCAACAGAGCGCTGAGAGCGGCAATGCACATCAAAGGCACATACTATTTGGAGGAGCTGAGAAAGCCGTTTGTGGTGGCCTACCTTGTTCCGAACCTTGATAACGAGGCAGTAAAAGAGGAGGCGGTAAGGCACTTCTTTACATCTGCACAGGAGCTTTACGGAGGACATAGCGCAGAGCAGCGCAGGGCGGTATTCGTAGAGGACGACGAGCCGGAGGAGGCGGCCTACGAGGTACAGGGCCAGCCGATTGCACAGCCGGACAATCAGGCGTACAGAGAAGTCCCGGAGGAGCACCCCAGACATACGCAGCAGAGGGCGCAGCAGGCAGCGGAGGCGCAGCCGGATTACGACCCGACAATATGTACGGAGTGCGGAGCAAAGTGCAGCAACGGAGTGGTGAAGTACAGCAATGAGCAGTTCGGCAGGACACTGTGCATGGCATGCCAGAGAAAGATGGGAGGTAACCAGCAATGACAAACGGAATTAGAGTGCTACACACGGGCGACTGGCATATTGGGAACTTTCCCGGCCCGGAGAAAGACGGAGAAAACGTTAGATTCAGAGATATTGTGAGCTGCCTTGAGGAAATGAGCGAAAAGGCGCAGGAGCTGAAGCCGGACATTATCATCGTGGCCGGAGACATTTTTCATCAGGCAAGGGTATGGAGTGACAGGGGGCTGAAAGAGAATCAGACGGCGGTGAGAATTATTCGCCAGATGGAAGCGGTCGCCCCGGTAGTGGTGATGAGGGGAACCCCGAACCACGACAGCGAGGAGCAGTTCAAGAGCCTCAAGACGGCATTCGCCGGAGACTATAACGTACACATTGTTACGGAACCGGGTATTGAGACATACCACACATACGACGGAAAGAAAGTACAGGTGGCGTGCGTACCGGGATTCGACAGAGGATATTACAGGGCCAAAAACCCCGGACTGAGCAAAGAGGAGGAGAACGGGGTATTCACCAAAGCGGTGGCAGATATTATCGTCGGGCTGAAAGCACAGGCTGAGCCGGAGACCCCGGCGGTACTGGTATCGCATTTTACGATTACGGGCTGCAATATGGAGAGCGGCCAGACGGCATTCTTTTCACAGTTTGAACCCGTGGTTTACCCGGACACGCTGGTGTCGGCAGATTACGACCTTGTTTGCTTCGGACATATCCACAGGCCGCAGCAGCTTGACGGGTGCAAGAATACGTTTTACTGCGGAGCGGTATCGGCGCTGAATTTCAATGACGAGGGGCAGCGGAGAGGATTTTACACGCACGACATTACAGAGGGCGGAGTAACGTCGGAGTTCCACAGCCTCAGCACAAGGGAATATAAGACCATCAGACTGAACGACGACGACATAAAGGAAATCAACGAGAGAGGCCCGGAGTGGCTTTACCAGCTCCCGTTACTCGAACAGGACGAGGCAAAAGACAAGGTGGTGAGGGTACTTTACGACTGCACGGACGAGCACAACAAGGCATTTAACCACGCACTCCTCGAAAACTGGCTTTATGAGACAGGCGGAGCGTTCTGGGTGCAGGAGATTACCCCTCAGAAAATCAGCATTACCGTGGACAGAAAGAGCATGGACGCGGAGAACACGCCGGAGGACAACCTGAGAGAGTGGCTGCTGGACAACGGACGCACGCCGGAGGACGCGGTAGAGATTTTGAACCTTGCGAGACCGTTAATCAGTGAGGCGACAGAGAAAGCCACAACGGAGCGCTACACGGGAACATTCGTCCCGATGGAGATTGAGGTAAAGAATTACCGAAACTACAAAGAGGAGGCGTTCTCGTTCGATGATATTCGTTTCTGCACAATCAACGGCAGCAACGGAGTAGGAAAGAGCAGCCTGTTTATGGACGCAATGGCGGACGCGCTTTTTGAGGAGACAAGAGAGGGCGAGCTTACGGGCTGGATAAGGAACGACCCGGAGGCCAGAAGCGGAGCCATCAAATTCACATTCAAGCTGGGAGAGAGAACATACAGAGTAACCCGGACGAGGCAGAAAAGCGGCAAGGCAACACTGAACATTGCGGAGCTGGTGGACGGAGAGTGGGTTGACCGCTCAAAGGAAAAGTTTAAGGATACGCAGGCGGAGATAATCAACATCATCGGAATGGATAGCCTGACGCTGAAAGCCTGCGCGTTGATTATGCAAGACCAGTACGGATTGTTTTTGCAGGCGGACAAAGAGGCCAGAATGAATATTCTTGGTAGCATTTTAGGGCTGGGGATTTATGGAGACATGGAGGAGCTGGCAGCAGGAAAAGCGACGGACACGAATCGTGAAATCAGATTGCTGGAAGAAAGAGCCGCGACCATCACGACAGGGTTGCCGGACAGAGCTGAGCTGGAAGCAGCTATTGGCGCGGCAGAGGCAGAAAAGAAAGCGAACGAGGAGGCAGCGGCAAAAAAGGAAGCAGAGGTAGATGGGCTGAAAGTCGCGCTGAATACGCAGCTTGAAGCGGCCGCAAGGGTAATTAAGCTCAACAGCAGGATTACAACCCTTACGGCAACAAAGGCGGCGAAAGAGGGAATCAGGACGACGCAGACGGCGCTCGTGACAGCGGCGGACGCGGTGCTGGCGGAGGAGCCGGAAATCACGGCAGGCGTGGCAAAATACGCGGAGCTGTTGGAACAGGAAAAAAGCCTGATTGCCGGGAAAGCAACCTACGATAACTTGACGGCGAGAAAAGGCCAGATGGAGACAGCGGTAAAGACAGCACAGACCGCCGGGACGGAGTTCAGGCAGAAAAAAGCGGCGATTGAGCTGACACAGATTGCGCCGCTCAAGACAGTTATTGCAAGAGCGGCAGAGCTGGAAGAAAAGCACCGGGAATACGACGAAAAGCAGAACGCACTGGAAGCAGCAGAGGCAAAACTCCCGGAATACCAGAAGCAGAAAGCCGCACTCACAGACGCAAAGGAAGTGCTGGCGAAGCTCGGCAGGGAATACGACGCGAAAGCCGGAGAGCTGAGATACATTATCGACGGACTAAGAGGAAAAGTGACGCTACTAGACAATAGCGGCTGCCCGAATCCGGAGAATGCACACTGCAAGTTCCTCGCGGACGCGCTGGAAGCCAAAAACAAGCTCCCGGAGGCAGAGAAAGAGTTGGCAGGGGTGGAGGAGACATACCAGAAAGCCTCTCTCGCCGCTCAGGAGGCCCTCAGAGAGGCGGAGCAGGCATTAAGCGATAACTTACACATTGAGGAGGAAATCGACGCTCTGAGAGCAAAAATTCACGGTCTCGCACAGGCGGAGAAAGATTACCAGCAGTTGGAAGCCACGAGGCAGAGCCTAGCGACGTTAGAGGAGAGAGCGGCGGAGCTGGAAAGCAGGATTGCAGAGACGGAAGAAACGGCAGCAAAGGCGACGATAGAGCTGGAGGCCATCGAGGCAGAACTGGCAGCGACGGCGGCAGGACTGGAGGCCTACGAGAGATTACAACAGGAAATCAACGCAGCAAAGGTATGGACACTGAAAGAGAAGCAGCTCCCGGCGGCCAGAGAAAAGAAAGAGGCGGCATTACAGCGCCTCGGAGAGTTGGCAGGGGAGATTGAAGCCGTGGAGGCGGAAATTGAGGAGACGAAGCTCGAAATCAGCGTTGAACAGGCAAAGACTGTTGGAGTAGAGGAGTTGAAAGCGCAGGCCGAGGCAGCGGAGCAAGAAATAAGAGCAGCGCAGCAGGCGGCGCAGCAGGCGGCCATGAAAATTGGCGGACTGAAAAAACAACTTGAAGAGGCAGAGGAGAAGCTGAACCGGGCGGCGGAGATTCAAAAGCAGGTTAATGAGCTTGGCGTGAAAGCAGCAGCCTACGATGAACTGAAAAAGGCATTTTCGCAGGACGGCATTCCGCACAACGTAATCAGGAGCATTATCCCGATTTTTGAGGCGACGGCAACGAACATTCTGGGGCAGATGTCACAGGGACACATGAGCGTGGAATTTGTGACGGAAAAGGTTCTCAAGAGCAACAGCAAGAAAGAAGTGACGACGCTGGACATTATCATCAATGACAGCGACACCGGGCGACTGCCGTACATGAGCCGGAGCGGCGGAGAAAGAGTAAAGGCGGCGCTGAGCGTAATCCTCGCGTTGGCGGAGATTAAGAGCAGCAAGGCAGGAGTACAGTTAGGATTCCTGTTTATTGACGAGCCGCCATTCCTCGACCAGCCGGGCGTACAGGCGTATTGCGACGCGTTGGAAGCAATTCAGAGGAGATACGGAGACTTAAAGGTGATGGCGATTACACATGACCCGGCAATGAAGTCGAGATTTCCGCAGAGCGTGGACGTGGTAAAGACGGTGGACGGCAGCAAGGTTATTTACGAGTAAGAAGCAGGCGAACCGGGGAGCAAGGTGGCTCCCCGGAGGGCCATGCGGAGAGGAGGTGCAGCGGTGGCAAGACCACGCAAACAAACGGCAGGGTATTTTCCCCATTACGTGGACGAGGGAAAGACAAAGTATATTCTCGAAAGCAAGTGGGGCAACGACGGATACGCCTTTTGGTTTAAGCTCCTCGAAATACTGTGCAAGAACAACGGACATTTTTACGATTGCTCAACGCCCTCGAACAAAATGTACCTATGCGCCTATATGAAGCTGAAAGAGGAGACGGTAGACGAGATTATAGGCAGCCTGATAGAGCTGGGGAACATAGATAGAGAGTTATGGGAAAAGAGGCAGATAATTTGGTGTCAGAACCTTGTGGACAATCTGCAAACGCTTTACGCAAAGAGAGCGGAGCCAACACCGAGAAAGCCGGGGCTGGTGGAATTTACGGAGCAGAAACCACCTGTTGAGGTGGTTTCTGATGCGGAACCGGACATTTCCGACGCGGAAACGGTAGTTTCAGACGCGGAAACGCCGACAGAGCAGCCGGAGGAAAAGCCGGAGAAGAAACCACGAAAAAAGAAGCAGGAGCCGGAGAAAACAAAGTACGGCGAGTTTGTGAGAATGACCGAGGAGGAGCACCAAAAACTGACAGAGCAGTACGGGCCGGAAAAGACGGCGAGAATGATAGAGGTGCTGGACAATTATAAAGGCAGCAAGGGAAAGACCTACAAAAACGACTACAGAGCGATATTGAGCTGGGTAGTGGACAGGGTAAACGAAGAATTTGCAAAGAGAGGAGGCAGCAGCTATGGGGGATTTAACACCGATAGGAGAAGTGCTGGGACGGGTGATGCCGGAACAGGATTCAGGCCCTCTGGAGGATTCCAGAAAGGAAATGAGTAAAGGCATAACGCCGGACGAGGCCAGAGCGCTGGGGCTGAGGTTTAAGACGGAACCGCCGGAGGCTACAAAGTGCGAGTTTTGCGGAAAGACATTGCAGCCGAGGGGACTGAGGTTCGGTCAGGAAGTTGTTTTATGGATTCCAATACCGCCGAGGTGCGAATGCGAAAAAGCGCAGGAGTATTGGGCGGAATACGACAGGCAGCAGGAAGAAAAGAAACGGCAAGAGGAGGAGGCAGAGCGGCGCAGGAGATTGCAGGAAAGAATAGACAGGCTTCTGAAAAACAGCGGCATAAAGAAGCGTTTCCAGCAGAGAACATTCGAGAACTTCCGAACGGACACAAAAGGCAGAGCGGAGAGCTACAAGGCGGCAAAGGAATATGCGGACAACTGGACGCTGCACCGGGCCAGAGGAGACGGCCTGTACATAGAGGGCACGAACGGAACCGGGAAAACGCACCTCGCAGCCGCGATTGCGTTGCAGCTTATAGGAGAGGGAGTACCAGTAATATGCAAAACGAGCAGCGACCTGCTGATGGACATTAAAAAGACGTTCGACGGCGGAGAGATTTCAGAGGCGGCGGTGCTGGACGTTTACAAAAAGGCGGATTTACTGATAGTGGACGACCTCGGAAAAGAGCAGTGCAGCGATTGGAGCATGAGCACGCTGTACAGCATTTTCAACGACAGGTACGAGGACATGAAACCGACGATTATAACCACGAATTATAACGCGGACGACCTGATAAAGGCGCTGACACCGAGAGGATATGACAATACGAAAATAGTGGCGATTATAAGCCGCCTGAGAGAGACGAGCACAGTGCTGACAATGGCGTGGGCGGACATAAGAGGAGGACAGGTATGATAACAGAGAATTGAGAAAGAATACCGGGAGGAGCTTTTTAAGCTGATGAAAGAAAACCCGGAGCTGCCAGTTATTCCGATGGTAGACAAGGAGGACGTGCTGAAAGATATGGTAGGTTGCGAATATTACAGGACACGGGACGGCAGGGACATTACGGAGCTGAGCGATGAGGAGTGGGACGAACTTTACGCCGCAATACCGTGGATTCCCTGCATTACAGTGAATATTACAACATAGGAGGAGCGGAGCCATGAAGAGGCTGAAAAAGAAATATTTGGACGTTTTAGAGGAGCAAGAATGGAGCGTGAGCAGCTACACGGGCGACGGCAGGGTGGAACTGGAAAAGTATTCACCAGCCGGAGAGGATTTCCTGATGTGCGTCGAATTAGAGAACTTCCCGAGAGCTGTGGCGCAGTATTACGAGGATTTCGACCCGGACGAACACATAGAAATGTGGATTGAGGCAAGGCGGAACGGGACGAGAGGAGTACCGAACACCCGGGCGCTGGTACACGACGCGGAGGACATTGAGAAAATGCTGGAAAAACTGGCGGACGCACTGGCGGAGGCGAGATAGAGGAAATGAGCGAGCTGATAAAGGCACTACTCAAAGAACGCAAAGCGACGCGGAAAGACGACGCGAAATCACAGGCAAAGGCGATTGACAGCATAAGCGAGGAAACAGCGAACGTAATCATAATGCTGGCGCAGATTATGTGGATATTTGGGAATATGGACGACGTTCAGCGGTACATTGACCTGAAAACAGAGAGGCTGAGCATGAGGCTTGATACGGAGGCAGGGGTCGGAGCAGCGCAGGAGGCGTTAGGCCCGACAACATAAACGGAGGAGTGAGCAAGAATGAGGATGGATAAGAATGCGGAGGGCTACGCAGACCCGACAGCCGGAGAGGCATATAAAAACATAGTGAGAGAAGAAAGAGCAAAAGCCTACGAGGCAGAGGGTGAAAGGGTGAGCAGGATAAGCAGTCTCATTCCGATTTTAAGAGCGACAGCAGAGCTGGCCGGATTCGACATTATAGGCAGAATACCGCTGAAAGACCGGGAGACCGGGAAAGAATACAGATAAGGAGAGGCAACGATGGCTAAAGTACAGTTTAAGAACATGGACACGGAATTCATGGCAGAGGGCAGCGACGCACTGGTGATGGCGGCGCTGGACAAGCTCAAGAAAAAGGGTGAGGACGAAAAGGTAATCGCGAGGCCGGAGAAGCAGCCTGTATCGGGAGCAGAATGGGACGTGGTAGCGATTTACGACAACGCCGGGATACCGTCGATTATGCACAGGTTCAGAAAAATCACGAACAAAGAACTGTTCGGAGGCAGCGACAAGACCGCCGGAGCATTCGTTATTGGCGGCGAGGAATATGACGAGATTTATATTTCCGTCTATCCGAACTGCAACATCAACGGGAAGCCCTATTCCCTTCCATATCAGAAGCCGTGGACGAACATCACGAATGACGCAGCGGCGGAGGCGTGTTTCAGCAAGGGAGAGGGCTGGCACCTTATGACGGCACAGGAATGGGGGCTGTTGGCGAACCTGAGCAAAAAGAAAGGGACATTGCCGCACGGGAATACGAACAGCAGAAAATACCATGCAGACCCGGAGGAAAAGGGAGAAACCTATAACAATTACTACACCCTCACCGGGAGCGGCCCGGCAACCTGGACGCACGACCATATGACGGAGGGTGTACACGACCTTTGCGGAAACATCTGGGAAATGGTGCGCGGACTGAGAATCAGGAACGGCAAATTGCAGATGGTGAGAGACAACAATGCCGCGCTGAATTTCGAGGTAGACCTGACAGCTGAGGGAGATGATTGGGAGGATGTTACGGACGACAATGGAAAGCCAATTTATATTTCCGTAAGCGACGAGGGCGGAATCACCATTTCGACCGACAGCGAAAGAGAGCAGGGATATGACGGAGCAGTGTGGGAAGATGTAAATATTGACGCGGAAAGCGAGACACTGAAAGAACTGGCGCTATACGCCGGAGAACCACACGCATATTTTTACGCAGACAGCACCGACGGAGAATACTTCCCGATTCGTGGTGGCAGCTGGAGCAGTGGGGCGGTTGCTGGGGTGTTCGTTACGTACCTCAGCTACCCTCGCTCGCACTCCTACGGCGCCTTCGGCTTCCGCTCCGCTTTTTTAAGAAACACTGAGAACTGATTACTGGCAAACTGATGGGCGGACAACAGGCCGCCCGGAGGAGCCGGAGAGGAGATAACAGCCGATGTATGAAGCAAAACACAGCGCGGAGCAGCTAAGGTATCTGCAAAGCCTACCGCTGGAAAGAAAGATAATGATTACACAGACCCGGATAATCGACTGGTACGAACACTGGAAAGGGCAGGTGTATGTGAGCTACAGCGGAGGAAAAGACAGCACGGTACTTTTAGAGCTGGCACGCATGGCATACCCACAGATTCCGGCGGTGTTTGTGAATACAGGGCTCGAATACCCGGAGATTCGGAAATTTGCACTGAGCCACGGGGACGTAGAGGACCTGAGGCCGCGTTGGGGAAAAGCTGGGAAAGAACACGGCAAAAAGCCGGAGGATATTATTACATTCTTAGACACGGTAACAACATACGGCTACCCGTTGATTTCAAAGGCGGTGAGCAATGCTATCGTCGAGAGCCGGAGGACAGATTTGAGGAGCCGCCATTCGGCTGAAACTAAGGAGGGAAAAGAAAATGGCGAAGAAAAGAAAGTGCAGAATGACCCCGGAGGAGATTTCGATTCATAACGAGGCGACGAGGCTGAGAAAAATGACAGACCAGCAGCTTGTGACGGCGTTTAGACTGGCAGGGGAACCAGATATGCGCTCAGGTGCGTCTCAGGTAGGCCAGAATGCGTCGAAAGAGGAGAATACCAATGGAGTGGAAAAGCTCTTAAATGCGCTCTCAGAGGGTAAATGCAAGGGTATTAAGGGAGCGACCACATTCAAGATTGCGGAGCTGGCCCGTGAAATGGGGCTGATGGCATGACAGGAGAGGAGAAAAGATACAGAGCAGCCATAACCGGGAGGCGGAGCCGGGCCGCCGGAGAGTTTTGGGAGAACATGATAGAAGCAGCTTGCAGGAATTATCGGCTGGACGGGGTGGCGGAGATAACCAAAACCCCGGAGCCGATGAAACCGCTGAGCAGGCTGAACGGAAAAGGACAATTTCTGGCGTGCTTTACAAAGCAGGCGCAGCCGGATTACAAAGGGACGCTAAAAGGCGGCAGAGCCGTCGTATTCGAGGCGAAACACACCGACGCGGAGAGAATGCAGCAGAGCGTGATTTCAGAGGAGCAGGAAAAGCAACTCGACAGGCACACGGCGCTCGGAGCGGAGACGTTCGTGCTGGTGTCGTTCGGACTACAGGAATATTTCAAGATACCGTGGGAGATTTTTAGGGACATGAAAGAGCACTACGGGAGGAAATATATTACGCCGGAGGACGTGAGGGAATACCAGATAAAGTACGCGGGCGGCGTATTGAGATTTCTTTGAAGTAGAGCAGGGAGGGTGAGCCTCCCGAAATAAAACAGGGAGGTAACACCGAAAATGAGCACGAAAAAAGAGGCAGAGGAGACCAAAGCGCTAATCAACGCGGCGGTAGCAGCAGCCGTCGAGGCCTGCATGAGAGGAATCGACGAGAAAATTAAGGAGGCGATAAACCTCGGAGTAACGCTGGGAGCGGCAGCAGGCGCGGAGGTAGGCGCAAAAGCAGCCGTGAGAGCAGTGGAAAGAGAGAGGAAAGCGTACAAAAAGGTTCATTACGACAGGAGATTTCACAACACAAAGCTCCTGCTGAGGCACTACAGGACGTTGAATGAGCATTATAAGAACGCCATTTTTGACACGGAGGCGGCCAGAGACGAATCAGACGAGTTCGTGGAGATTATGGAGCTGATGAACGGGACGCTTGGAGACGAGGAGCTATACGTAGAGAGCATTAAGCAAAGCGTGTTGAGAACAAAGGTTATTATGGCACACGTGAACAAAATGCTGGAAATCTACGAGGAGATTTGCGAGAGGAGCAGCTGGAGCGACGACGCAAGGCACTGGCGCGTACTGAGCGCGATTTACTTAAACGACACAGCGACCCCGGCAACGGAAGTGGCGGCACAGGAGAATATCGACAAGCGCACGGTGTATAAGGACATAGACGCAGCCGTGGCAGATTTGACGGTACTTTTCTTTGGAATTGGAGGCCTCGAAAAGCACTGACGCACACTGGGGCAAAAAGAGGGCATTTACAAGGCACTATGGGGCATGGTAAAATATAAACTGTAAAATTAAGATTTTACGGAAAGAGTCACCCCGGAATAGTGCCGGGAGTGGCTTTTATTTTTACTATAAAACGCCCCGAAACGGGGCAGAGAGGAGAAGCGGCGTGGAAATAAGGACACTGAAAGCGTCGGAGCTGCACCCGGCGGACTACAATCCCCGAAAAGATTTGCAGCCGGAGGACGCGGAATATCAGAAGCTCAAGCGCAGCATAGAAGAATTTGGCTACGTAGAGCCGATTATTTGGAACGAGACCACAGGAAACATCGTCGGCGGCCACCAGCGGCTGAAGGTTTTAATGGAAGCCGGAGCGACGGAGATAGACGCGGTAGTAGTAAAGCTGGAAGAAAAAGACGAGAAGATACTCAACGTCCTGCTGAACAAGGTCAAAGGCCGCTGGGACATCGGCGCACTGGCCGACCTCTTGCAGGAGTTGGACGAGGTGGGAGCAATGGAGGCGACAGGCTTCGAGAATTGGGAGCTACAGAGCCTTTTAATGCAATATGACCACATAAAAGACCTGATGGAGGAGGATTTCAGCGACTACGCAGCAGGAAAAGAACGGGAGACATTCGTAATGACATTCAGCTTTCCGGCAGAGGCCAGAGAGAGCGTAGAAAAGTATGTTGCGAAAGAGGAAAACGCCAAAGCAAAACTGGCGGAGGCGGTTATCCAAAAGGTTAAGGGGGTGCTGGCATGAGGATAGAGAGAAAGCGCATTCGAGACCTTGAGAGGGCAACATACAATCCGAGGGTGGAGCTGATACCCGGAGACGCAGAATACGAGAATTTGCGCAGGAGCATAAAGACATACGGGCTGATTATCCCGGTAGTATGGAACGAGAGAACGGACCGCGTGGTAGGCGGACACCAAAGGCTCACCGTGCTTGAGAACGAGGGTGAGACAGAGGTGGACGTATCGGTGGTTGACCTCGACGAGACGCAGGAGAAGCAGCTCAACATAGCGTTGAACAAGATTGAGGGCGGCTGGGATAACGAGAAACTGGCCGCGCTGCTGGCAGAGCTGGGAGAGGACGCGACGCTGACGGGATTTACACAGGCAGAGATAGACAGCCTGACGAACGACCTCGACGGCCTTATCGACGGCGACACGGTTGAGGAGGAGTTGAAAGCAATAGAGGAGCTTTTCAACCTGACGCTAACATTCGACAAGGCAGACCAAGACGACCTCAAGGCATACGTCAAGGATTACGGAAAAGAGAGCCTCATAGAGGTTATTTTGGCGAAGATAAAAGAGGAGGGATAACAATGGGGTGCAAATGCGGAACGCAGGTTATTTTATGCAACCTCCCGGTGCGATTCGATACCTACAAAGGGTGCAGCCACGGGTGCAAATACTGTTTCGCCCAGAAGAAAGCGAACATTGCGAAGATTCAGAGAGACGAGACCGTAGAGGCGCTGAGGTCATTTATCGAGGGAAAGAGAGGCCGCGAGACAGCGTGGTGCGATTGGAACATTCCTATTCATTGGGGCGGAATGAGCGACCCGTTCCAGCCGATTGAAAAGAATATCAGAGCCAGCTACGAGTGCTTAAAGCTACTGGCAGAGACCCGGTACCCGTTCGTGGTAAGCACAAAGGGAAAGCTCGTGGCAGACGAGGAATACCTCAGCTTACTGGAAAAGTGCAACTGCGTCGTGCAGATTTCGATGGTATGCAGCAAGTACGACCAGCTTGAGCCGGGGACACCGAGCTACGAGGAGCGGCTGGAAATTGTGAGAAAGATTGCGCCGAGGGTGCAGAGAGTTATTGTACGGATTCAGCCGTATATGCCGGAGGTTTCTAGGGACGTTATGAAGAACATTCCGAGACTGGCAGAGGCAGGCGTGTACGGAGTTGTAGTTGAGGGAATGAAGTTCTATAAGAGCAAGCCCGGAATGGTAAAAATCGGCGGAGACAACTGTTATCCGCTGAATGTGCTGAGGAGGGATTTCGAGGTGATTAAGGCGGAGGCGCACAGAGCCGGGATTAAGTTTTACGCTGGAGAGAACCGCCTGAGAATGATGGGCGACGACCCGTGCTGCTGCGGCATTGACGGACTGGAAGGCTTCAAAGGAAACGACTACAACCTGTGTATGCTGCTGAACGGACAGAACCCGGAACCGACAGAGAACATGAGGCAGGTGGGCACTGGTGGCTGCTTCCAGAGCCTTAACCAGATAGCAGGCATAAACAAGAAAATCAATAAGCAGAGCTTTTACGGCCTCATGCAGGAGGAGCTATCGCAAAAGACGGACTACTACAAGCGTATGTTCGGCTTTGAGGAATAGCCCATTTAAGCAGACTTCACTACAAAGGAGAGGAGGACAATGCCAAAATGGACTGATAAGCCGTGGGAGCGCCAAAAGGGAGAAAGCGAAAAAGCATACGAGGCATTTGCGGCCTACAGAGACTTAGGCGAAAAGCGCACCATTGTGGCGGTGGCGGAAAAGTTGCAGAAAAGTGACAGCTTAATCCGCAGATGGAAAGACCGCTGGAACTGGAAAGAGCGCGTGAGAGCCTATGACAATGACCTTGAAAAAGAGGCCAGAGCAAAGGCTGTAAAAGACCGCAAAGACATGACGGCCCGGCACATCGGTATCGCCATGCAGTTGCAGAAAAAAGCCCTTGAAGCGTTGCAGGGATTGTCAGTCGAAGATATGACCCCGAAAGACATTAAGGAGTATATCAAAATGGCAACCGACCTCGAAAGACTGAACAGGACGTTGGAGGAGGACGAGAGCAAGGGCGGCGAAGCCGGAGCCTCGTTGGCCGATACAATCATAGAGGCCTACAGAAAGCGAAGGGGGGAGGACGATGCTTGATACAGAGGCGATTTTGTATTACGCAGACCACCCCGTAGAGTTTGTGGAGGACGTGATACAGGCCACGCCGGACGAGGAGCAGCGCAAGATACTTCGCAGCGTTGCAGAAAATCAAATGACCTCGGTAAGAAGCGGCCACGGCGTAGGAAAGAGCACGGTGGAGGCGTGGGTGGTGATTTGGTTTATGGTAACGAGGCCATTCCCAAAGATACCATGCACAGCGCCGACGCAACACCAGCTATTTGATATTTTATGGGCGGAGGTTAGCAAGTGGCTGAGGAATAACAAGGCGCTTGCAGACGAGCTTATCTGGACAAAGGAAAAGCTCTACATGAAAGGCTACCCGGAGGAATGGTTCGCGGTAGCAAGAACGGCCAGCAAGCCGGACGCGCTGCAGGGATTTCACGCGGAGGACGTTTTATACATAATCGACGAGGCCAGCGGCGTGGAGGACGACATATTTGAGCCTGTACTGGGCGCACTTTCTACGCCCGGAGCAAAACTGCTGATGTGCGGAAACCCCACACAGCTCAGCGGTTTTTTTTATGACAGCCACAACAAGAACCGGGCCAGCTACTCGACATTCCACATCGACGGAAGAAAGAGCAGCAGAGTGTCGCAGGATTTCGTACAGACGATTATCAGAATGTACGGAGAGGACAGCGACGTATTCAGAGTGCGCGTGGCCGGGGACTTTCCGTTGCAGGAGGACGATATATTCATTCCCTTGCCGCTGGTAGAGAGCAGCATAATGACGGAGGCACCGGAGAGGGAAAAGCCGACGCTGATACACATAGGGTGCGACGTTGCGAGATTCGGAGACGACAAGACCGTAATCGGATATAAGGTGGACGAAAAAGCGGCGTTCTACAAAAAGCGGAACGGACAGGACACCATGAAAACGGCGGACGACATTGTGGAGCTGGGAGAGTGGCTGTTGAGGAAATACAAGCTCAGGCCGGAGGAGGACACGGCTATCCCGGTGAAAGTGGACGACGGAGGCGTAGGCGGAGGCGTGGTAGACCGCCTGCGGCAAATGAAACGGAACAACCCGGAAAAGCTGTGGTGGCTTGAGGTTTACCCGGTAAAGTTCGGGCAGAGGCTCAAGCACAAATACTACCACGACACGACCACGTATATGATGGCGATTGTAAAGCGACTTTTACAGCCGTTTGACGAGGACACCGGGACCAGAAAGCCCGTGGAGCTGATACTCCCGGACGACGACGACCTCGTAGCGCAGCTCAGCGGCAGAAAGTACGCGCTGACAGACCAAAGTAAAATACGCATAGAGAGCAAAGAAGCAGTGAAGAAAAGAGGCAGGCCCAGCCCGGACGAGGCGGACTGCATTTTACTTCTTTGCTTACCAGTAAAGCCACCGAAAAAAAAGGGGTGAGGACAGCAAATGGCTAAGAGAAAGAGCGGTATGCAGGTGCGCATAATCAAAGAGCAGAAACAGGAGCAGCCTGTTACCAAAGCTGACACATCAACGCAGGTTACGACGCAGGACGCATTTAACGCCGGGGACTGGATTACGCCCCCGTTAGACCTGAGAGGGCTGAAGCGGCTGGTGAAAAACAGCACGATTTTACCTCAGTGCATTAGGGCCTATAAGAACAACATTTGCGGATTCGGAATCGGAGTGAGGTATATTGATGACGTGGACGAAACGCCGGAAATGGCGGCAGAGTTCAAAAGGGCGGAGGAGGTTATAGAGCTGCTGAATATCGAGCAGGACACAAAAGAAGTGTTTGAGGACTTGATAGAAGCGAGAGAGACCTACGGGATAGCCTATCTTGAAGTCATTAGAAACATGGCGGACGAGGTGGTGCAGATTGAGTTCATTAAAGAGACACCCAGCATTACAAAGACGAAGCCGCTCGACCCGTATGTTAGCAGCATTTACTATCATCACGGCCAGCAGGCGGAGCGAAAGAAACGCTACTGCAAGTACAGGCAAGAGATAGGCGGACAGGTGGTGTTCTTTAAGGAGTTTGGAGACCCTCGGATAATGGACAGGAGAGACGGCAAGTACCTGACCGACGGCGAGACGCTTGAGCTGGAATATCAGGCGAATGAGGTTATGGAGTTCGCAATCGGGACGGAGCCGTATGGCGAAATCAGATGGTTGGGCCAAATGCTCGGAGTAGACGGCAGCCGGAAAGCGGAGGGCCTGAATAACAACTACTTCGAGAACGGCAGACACACGCCGCTGATGATTATGATTAAGGGCGGCACACTGAGCGACGAGAGTTTTGAGAAGCTGCAGCAGTATATGAACGACATTAAAGGCGAAGCAGGGCAGCACGCATTCATTGTACTGGAAACAGAGAGCACCGACGGGCGCGTGGACTTCGACGCGACAGATAAGCCGGAGATTGAGATAAAAGACCTTGCCTCGATACTGCAAAAGGACGAGCTATTTCAGGACTACCTCGATAATAACCGCCGGAAAGTGCAGAGCGCATTCCAGCTACCAGACATTTATGTGGGATATACGACAGACTTCAACAGGGCCACGGCGCAGACCGCGCAGGAGGTTACGGAGGAGCAAGTATTCCAGCCGGAGAGAAAGAGCCTCGCGTGGGCGATTAACAACCGCCTTTTGAACGGGTATCAGTTTAAGTACGTGGAGTGCTATTTCTTGGAGCCGGACATCAGCAACCCGGACGACCTCGTGAAGATTTTGACGCTGGCGAACGCAGCCGGAGGCTTGACACCGAACAAGGCAAAGCAGATTGTTTACGAGGCGTTTGGAGAGGTCTCAGAGGACTACGAGGAGGAATGGGGCGACATTCCGCTGGCATTTCAGAAGCAGCAGAGCGGAGCCGGAGGCGGCTTCGACATGGGGCAGATGATGTTGGCAATGCAGCAGCAGATTACGAAAGCGGAGAACGCGAACGACGACGCTGTTGTGGCGGTGATGAAAGAGGTCAAGAGGCTGCTTGAAAAAAGGGTGTTTACAAACGACCCGAAAAGGGGCATAATTAAAGGGGACTGGAATGAGGACGCACACCCACGGGACGATAACGGACGATTCACCTCAGGAGGAGGCGGAGGAGCCGGGAGCGGCAGTGAGAGCGGAGAACAGGGCAGCCTCGGAGCAGCCGCACCAGCAGTCGGAAATTTCGGCGGAGCAGATACGGCTACCTTTACTTCGGCGTGTTCGGAAGCGAAAGCCGAAATGGCGAAAATCCACCCGGACGCTGCTTGGCGTGTAACGGATATGTCGCAAGCTGATTTTGAGGAGGAGCACCCCGGCTCAGTTTGCCACGTTACAGCCGGAGGCAGTACGGCAGCTGTCACAAAAGACGGCGATATAGTGAGCGTTTGCAAGAATCCCGGCGATACAATAGGCGGAAAAGAGTTGCTGAGGCAGGCTGTTGAAGCCGGAGGTACAAAGCTGGATAGCTACGAGGGAAATCACGGATTTTACATCAAATGCGGATTTGAGCCTGTGAGCTGGTGCAAATGGGACGGCCAGTATGCCCCGGACGGCTGGGACAGCAAACGAGATAAGCCGGAGGATATTATATTCTACAAATACACAGGAGGGCGCAGCGAATACAAGACGGCAAGTGCGTTCAAAGAAGCTGTGCAGGCCAGCGCGGATTACGGCGCGGCGCAGCAGGCCCGTGACGACAATATGTAACAGGAGGTGAGAAACATGGCGAAAAAGAAAAAGCCTACGCCTACCTACGAGGAGTTCAGGGAGGCGGTGAAGCAATGGCTCATTCCCATGCTGAAAAACGTGGACGAGGACGATATTGAAAATTACCTCACGACAGAGGACGCAGCGGAGGAGCTGAGGGCAAGATACGACGAGGAGACAGCCGCCTACGAGGCAGGAAAGATTACCTACGAGGTGCTGATGGGCGGAGTGATTGGAAGCGTCGGCAACTGCCTGTATATGCTTTACGAATAAACGGGAAAGAGAAAGCACGCCGGAGCGCAAAAACGCTGGCGTGCTTTTTTGGTTACTCTGAAAGGGCGGAAACGTCGTCTACGATTGGCTTACCGTCGGCTCCGAGGAGCGGCGTGAGGCAATCGGGATAAAGGCCGTGGGCGGAGGCAAGATAATTGACACCCGTTTCACGGTCAACAAGTACGACGAGCTGAGCGGAAAGAGTTTTGCACTGTTCACGGTGCTTTTCGACAAAGCGATTTCCGGCCTTAGGGGATTTTCCGAACATAGTATTCACCTCCTTAACTAATTACTATATCACTTAGAGGGGCATTTTACAAGATACAAGAGAGGAGGATGGAGCCATGTGCAGTTGCAACAGCCTGATAAAGGCGATTGACAGATACATTGCAAAGGCGGACGGAGACCTCGCTGACGCGCTGGGGAAAGAGGGCTACCAGAGACCAAAAAAGACGCTCAAATACGCAGAGGAGATTGAGGACGAGGTAGCGGACGCGCTGATAGACGAGACGGATTATTTCGTGCGGAATTTCGAGGAGGCAGCTGACCTTGAGAGTTTCGCAAAGAAAGTCTGGCCGAAAGTGAAGCTGAACGACGGATTGAAAGCAAAGCTGGCGACGGTTTTTGTGGAACAGCTAAACGACTTTATTCCGGAGTTCATTGGATATTACCTGAAATGGACAGACAAGAGCCTGACACTGACGCAGGTAAGCAAGCGGACAACGGCGTGGATAGCGACGTGGAGCGAGGATTTGGCCGGGATTATGCAGCTCAACAGCCATAACGAGATAGAGAGAATACTCAGCAAGGGGCTGGAAGAGGGCATTGGAATGGGAGAATTTACCCGGAGGATTTTAGAGAGCGGCATAAGGGACGAACAATATAAGGCCCGGAGAGTTGCGGTAACGGAGGTGCTGAGAGCGCACAGCGTAGCGCAGCAGGAAGCATTCAGACAGTCGCCAGCGGTAAGCGAGAAGATGTGGAGACACACGGGAGAGTACAGGAACGAGCCGCGAAAGAACCACGAGGACATGGACGGCCAGCGCGTCCCAGTAGAGGAACCGTTCGAGCTGATTGGAGCGGACGGAGAAACGTATTACCCGATGTACCCACGGGACACGAACCTGCCGCCGGGAGAGAGCATTAACTGCCATTGCATTATCCAGCCCGTCGTAAGCGAGGAGATTTTAGGGCTGAGCCTTGAGGAGAGGCAGGCACTACAGCAGCAGGCAATCGACGAAATGGACGACGAGTGGGAGAAAGAATTGGACGCAAAGAACAAAGCAAAGGCAGGGATAGACGAGGAATAGGTCTGTTGCAGTCGTGAGCAGGGCAAATTTGCGTGCAAATATCATTCTGGGAGAAAAATACACACCCGGAACACAAAAACGCCTCAGAGAGGCTTCTCGTGCGTTTCAGGCGCAAGGGAAAATAATTTGGTAAAGGGCAGCCGGAAATACGGCTGCTTTTTATATACATTTCGGCAGCTTGGAGGAAAGGAGGTGAGAGAGCATGAGACAGAGCTTGCGGAAAGCATACGAAATCACAGACGCTAAAATCACTTTCGTATCGCTGGTAGACAAGGCAGCCAACAAACGCACGTTTCTGATGAAAAAGGCAGACGACGGCAAGGCGACATTCACAACCTACGGCAGGATTGTAAAAGCAGACGCGGAGAGCCATTTCGTAACGGGGATTGTGTACGAGCCGATGGAGGAGGACACTCACGGCAATTTTATGACCGAGGAGGAAATCACAAAGGCGGCGTACTGGTTCGCGAAGAACGGAAACAAGGTGGACTTGCAGCACAGTTTTGAACCGTTGGAGGACGCGGCAGTCGTTGAAAGCTGGATTGCGAAAGCTGATTTTGAAATAGACGGCGAAACAATCCGAAAAGGAACATGGCTAATGACGGTAGAGGTAACCGACGAGGACGTGTGGGAGGGCATTCAGAAAGGCGAAATCACTGGATTCTCGATGGGAGGCCTCGGAAACTACAGCGAGGAGGACGTAGATTTGATCAATGTGGAAAAGCAGGTCAGCGGAACTGGCGAAAAGAAAGGACTGTTGAAGCAGTTGGCAGCAGCGCTCGGCCTCACGGTCGTCGAGAAAGGCGATATGGCGGAGGTTTATGAGGAGCGCAGCAAGGGAACGCTGTTCTGGAATGCGTTTAGCGCATTGGAGGACACGCTGCACCACTACAACCCCGTGTCCGGGACGTATATGTACGAGACCGACGAGGGGAAAATCCGCGAATGCCTTGAGGACTTCAACGGCATTATTACATCGATTTTGACAAGCGGAGAGCCGATTGCAAAGGCTATTCAGACAGACCGCCCGGTAGAGAAAGCCGGGAAAGCATTGAGTAGCAAGAACCTTGAGACGCTGCACGGAATCCGCGACAGCCTTGATACGTTCCTGAAATCGTTTGAGCCGGAGGAGGAACCCGACGACAAAAAGCCGGAGGACACCGACGGGAAGAAAACGACACCGGGCGAAAAGGGCGACGAGGAGAAGCCGGACGGCGACGAAACTAATATCAAGAAAGTCAAAAAGGAGGACGCAGACATGAATCAGCAGGAAGTTGAGAAAATTGTTGCTGCGGCGATTGAGAAGCACATGGGCGGAAATAGCGCTCAGAAGCCTCAGGAGGCCACAGGAGCGACGGGAGACGCAAAGGTGGAGAAATCTACCGTCCCGGCGGAAATTACCGCAGAAAGTGTCGAAAAGATGGTCGAGGTGGCTGTCGCAAAGGCACTCGCACCGATGGAGGACGCTGAGCCGCACATGGACGCGGAGCAGATTGAGGAGTACATCGAGAAAGCCGTGACAAAGGCAGTCGAACCTGTACTCAAGGCAAAGGGCCTGCCGACAAACCTCGGCAGCGGCAGCAGCGTTGAGAAGAACGCAGGCGGCGAACACTACCTGCACGGTATCCTTTAATAAACCATAACAAGGAGGACAAAGAAAATGGCTAAGACTAACGAGCAGATTGCAAAGGCGGCTATTCAGACCACCACCCTGACCTCCGGGCTGCTGAACCCGGAGCAGGCAAGAAAGTTCATTCAGCAGACTTTTGAGGCTACCACCCTCGGCGGCCTCGTGCGCCACGAAATGCGCACCGCAAAGACGGGCGAAATCGACAAGATTGGCATTGCCAGCAGAATCGTCCGCAAAAAGACGGAGAACACCGACGACGGCTACCGCGCAGACGTTAAGACCTCCCAGATTGAGTACGCGACTACCGCTGTACGCCTGCCTTGGGAGATTACCGAGGAGACCCTGAGAGAGAACATTGAGGGCCAGAATTTCGAGCAGATTGTCACCAACCTTATGACTACTCAGCTCGGCGTTGACCTTGAGGATTTGTACCTCAACGGCGACGAGAACACCGCAACCTCCGATAAGGACTACGATTTCCTCAAGATTAACGACGGCTGGATTAAGCAGATTCAGGCGCACGGCCACACCCTCGACGCGAGCGCAGCAGCTTACGGCGGCAAGATGAGCCTCGACCTTTTTTACAAGGCACTGGCCCAGATTCCGAACAAGTACAACAATGGCAGACTGCGCTGGCTCATGTCTCCTCGCAGAGCGCAGGAGTGGGAGCTGTTCCTGCTTAATCAGGTGATTGGCAAGGGAGGAGCCGTTCCTGAGAGCGTTTACACCAGCCCGGCCAGAATCCCTACCGTGGAGTGCCCGTCGCTGAGTGACAACAAGATTATCCTCACCGACCCCAGAAACCTTATCGTGGTGAACACCTACGGCGTGCAGATTCGCAAGACCACGGAGGGCAAAGAGGCGATTATGCAGGATAAGCGCTTCTACGTGGTTCATCTGGACTACGACCCCATCATTGAGGAGAGAGACGCAACTGGCATTATTACCGGGCTTGCCTAAAGCCGGAGAGGAGGAAAGATATGTTTCACCTGAGACTGATTAAGGGACTTTCATACAGCGGCGACATTGCAGCAACCAGAGAGGAGCCGGACGCATATACCGAGGACGAGGCCATTGCTGAAAAGGCGGTGGCCTCCGGCTACTTTGAGCTGGCGGAGACCGACGAGGACGGCAACGCGGCAGCGGAGACGGCACACCTCGACAAGGCGCAGCTCGAAAGCATGAAAGCGGACGACCTCAGAAAGCTGGCGGAGGAAATGGGAATTGACACGAAGCCGCTCAAGAACAAGGCCGCTATCATTGAGGCCATTACTGCGGTTGAGGTTGAACCCGGCCTGGAGACCGACGAGGACGGCAATGAGGCAGACTTCGGAGAGGGCGAGGGCAGCCCTACAATGATTGAGCTGCAGCAGGAGCAGTAAGAGAGGAGGCGACGGCTATGGCGACAAGACCGTGGGTAACGCCGCAGGAAGTGAGGGACTACTCAGAGAATGCGGCAGTGCAGGCCAGAACGGACGCACGGCTGAACGTCGATATTGCGAGGGCGGAGCAGTATGTTATTACATACACGCATAACGACTTCAAAGACGACGAGGAAGTACCGAGCGCGGTCAAAACGGCGGTGATTATACTGGCCGAGAACTATGGCCGGAACGCCGCAATCGCAGCAAAAGACGTGAAATCGGAGACGTTCGACGACTACAGCTACACGGCAGCAGACAGCGTGATAAGCATTGACGGGCTGGATTTGGCAGCATTGCTGGACGATTTTGTGAAAGCGGAGGCCAGACGCGGCGTAACAATGCGTATGCGCAGATTGTGAGGTGGGGCGAATGAGTTTAGAGAACCTACTCGACCACACGTGCAACATTCACCACATAACGGAGGAGCAGAAAAGCCCCGGATATGGGCTGCCTGCTTCTCCGTCTTTTAGTTACCCGGAGGAGCCGGACGAGGCAGCAGTACCCTGCCATTTCGGAGTGAGGTCACAGAGCGTAGCAGTGAACCAGATGGCCCCGGCGAACCTGATGGAAGCAAGCATAAAACTCACCCTGCCAACCGGGACGGATATACGGCTGAATGATTTGGTCGTAGATTGCAGAACCGGGCTTGAATACACAGCGGAGCAGCCTCGCAACATTCGCGGACATCACCTCTTTGTGTATATCAAAAAGAAAGAGGGACAGAAAGCACTGTAATGGCAAGCGAGATAGACATTGATATGAGCGAGTTCAAGCAGTTTTTTGGCACCGTCGAGGCGGCGGCAAAGGGAGGATTTAAGAAAGAGTTTGAGCTGTTTTTGGAGGGAATCGGGAACGAGTTTTTAAGGGTACTGCAAGACGAGATTATACGGCGGAAAGTGATAGACAGCAGACTGCTGCTCGCCAGCTTTGAAAAAGGCAGCGACGGAAATGTGTGGAACATTGAGGAGGGAGGACTGGTGCTGGAAGTCGGAACGAACGTCAGCTACGCAGGGTATGTGAACGACGGGCACTGGACAAACACCAAAGGCGTGGACAGGAGATTTGTTCCGGGCTATTGGGACGGAGACCGATTCATATACGACCCGTCCGCAGAGGGCGGAATGGTATTAAAACAGCACTGGGTAGAGGGAAAACACTATTGGGACAGCGCATTGCGAATCATAGAGAAGATTTACCCGGAGCTTTTAGAAAGAAAGTTGCAGGAATGGCTGGACAGCTATTTCGGCGGCTGACGGAGAGGAGGCGGCACAATGCTTGAGCAGGAGATAGCGAGCATTATCAAATTCACGCTCGACGCAGCAGGAAACCCCTCGCCGTATTATTACAGCGTGCCGCAAGATTTTGTAGTCCCGGCGGCCTACTTCCCTACGCCGGAAATTACGACCGGGGGCGAGACGTTCAGAACGTACAACATGGATTACGTGTGGTACATAAAGTTCTTTGCGGAGACGACGAGAGCGGCATACAACCTCGGATTGTTGGCACTGACGGCGATTAGGGGGAAGCGGAACCTCATACCGCTCATAGACCAGCAGGGCGACCCGGCTGGGGGTGGGCTAAGGATAAACGACCCAGACCTCAAGACGCTTGACGACGGAGCAGCGCAGCTAAAGATAAGCTGGCGGAGCCGGAGACCATACGACGACGAGGAGGCTCAGAAAATGATGTCCTACGAGGTCGAGGGCTGGCGCAACCCGGACAAGTACGTGGAGCGGAGGATAGAGGCCGCCGTAGCAGACGCACTATCAAATTACGCCATAGACCACCCGGCGTCGAAAGAGACCGGGAAATATCCTAAAGCATAAGGAGGAGCTTATGAGCAGCAAAGACAAAGAAAATGCCGTACAGCAGCAGGAGCAGCCGGAAGGTACAGCGGCTCCAAAGTTTACGGTGGAGAAGCTGGCGGAGCACGCCAGAGAATTGTTCGGCGTTTCCTCCTGCACCTACGCAGGGGCGACGCATGGAATTACGGGAGAGTACACCGTCGAAGAAATGAAACAGCACATCGAGGCTTGGAAGAAAAAGGAGGTAAAGTAAGATGGCAGGTGGAACATTCGACAAGCTGGCCGGGAAAGTGAGACCGGGTACTTACATCAATTTTGTAAGCACGAAGCACGACACGCTTGGCATCAGCGAGAGAGGTATTGTCGTAATTCCTCTCGTGAATCACAATTACGGCCCTGTGGCTGAGTTTATCAAGCTCACGACCGAGGCTCCCGATGCTCAGTATGCGAAGCTGGGCTACAGCATCTATGACGAGGATGAAAACAACATGATGCTGCTCATCCGCGAGGCGTTCAAGAATGCCGCTACCGTCTATGTCTACCGTGTGAACGGCGGTACTCAGGCGAAGAAAACGGAGGAGAATTTTACCATTACGGCGAAATATCCCGGAACAAGGGGCAACAAAATCACAGTTGCGGTCGTGGAAAACCCCGTAAGCGGCTTTGATGTCTCTGTATATCTGGACGGAAGCAAGGTCTCTGAATACAACGGACTGACTACCGTTGCGCAGCTCGCTGCCATTAGTGACGATTATGTCACATTCAGCGGAACGGGCAATCTTGCCGCCGCCGCCGGGATTAACCTTGCCGGAGGTACAGACACCACCGCTGCAAATAACGATGTGACGAAATTCCTTGATGCTCTGGAAAGCGTCAAGTTCAACTGCGTTGCATTCCCCGTCACCGAGGCAGCTTTGCAGTCTGCAGCAAAAACGAAGATTAAGTACATCCGGGAAAGCATCGGCAAGGGCGTTCAGGTTGCCATGCCCGACACTGCCGCAAAGGATTATGAGGGCGTAATCAATGTCACGAACTCTGTCAAGGTCAACGGAGTTTCGCTGACACACGCTCAGGCTTGCGCGTGGGCGGCAGGGGCTACCGCAGCAGCGTCCAACACTCAGAGCAACACCTACAGAGAGTATGAGGGCGCAGAGGAAGTCGTGGACGCAAAGACCCATGAGGAAGCTGTCGCCGCCATCAATAACGGCGAGTTCTTCTTCTCTGTCTCCGAAAACGGAGCTGTCGTTGTAGAGTATGACATTAACTCCCTGACCACATTCAGCGATGGCAAGGACAAGTCCTACCGCAAGAACAGGGTCATCCGCGTGTTTGACACCTTTGCGGAGGCCTTGCAGTTGAATTTCCCGCCTAACAAGTACGACAATGCCGATACTGGCTGGGCTATCATGGAGGGCATCGGAAGAACAATCCTCAAGCTGTTCGAGGATGCCGGGGCAATTACCGAAGTAGACTACGACAACGATTTCCTTGTGGACAGAAGCCTGTCGCAGGGGGACGAGACATATTTCAACGTCGGGCTGCAGCCCGTGGACAGCGCCGAAAAGCTGTACTTCACCATTTCGACGAGATAAGGAGGATAAGTGATTATGGCACTTATGGAATACAACAAAAACCCTATTTCCCTTAGAGAGGGCAAGGTGTTTATTGATGGCGTAGAAGTGCTGGACAGCGTAAACTGCACCATCAAATTTACGCCGGACGTTTGGACAGGAAAGCAGCTCGGAGAGAGAAGCCCGTCCAGCAGATGGCTCGGCTACACCATTACGGGAACCATCACGAGGAGACGCAGCACAAACTGGCTGGAAAGCAAGATTAAGCAGTATCTCAAGGACGGCGGAACCCCGGAGCTGAAAATTCAGGGCGTGATGAACGACGAGAACAGTGACTACTACGCAAAGTACGGCAGCAATGTCGTTACCTGCGTAGGCGTGGTTCTGACCGGGGATTTACCTCTTACCGCGCTGGACAGCGGCGGCGAAGTGGTGGACGACAGCATCAATTTCAACGCAAAGGCGCTCGTGTAAGCGGAGCCGGAGCAGCAACAATAACAGAGCAGGCCCCACGGAGGAACGACAACCGCCGTGGGGCATTTATTTTTGGATAAGGAGGCATTCACCATGTCAAAGAAAGACCTGAAATATTTTATGCACGATACTCAGCCGGAGGTAGTAACAGCACCCGGCCCGGAGAGTTTTACTGACGACGAGGGCAAAGTGATTCAGTTTGAAATCAAGGTGCTCTCTCAGGGAGAGATTCAGAAAATCAACGACAACTACCGCAAGAGAACAATGGCGACAGACAAGAAAGGAAATCCGCTGATTGCAAACGGAGAGGTAGTGTGGAAAACAGAAAGAGACAGCGCAAGGGCCAGCAGACACATGATTGTGGAGGCGTTACAGTACCCTGACCTGAAAGACCCGGAGCTGATGAAATATTACAACTGCGTGGACGTGACGGAAATGCCGCTCTTGGTATTCCCAAAGAGCGACGACTACCAGCACGTTTCCAGAATCGTCATGCAGGCGCTCGGACTTATGAGCGGAGTGGACGACGGAGAGGAGCTTGAAGCCGCAAAAAACTCATAAAATCCAAAGGCGGCGACGGATATTGGGCGCACATACTTTGGCAGAGACACCACCTCAGAATGGAGGATTTTGAGGCAATGCCGAGGAGGTTGCAGATACTTTATATTGCGTCGGAGCTGATGGAGGACGAGGAGCCATGCAGGCACGATACCATACGGAAAGGAGGCGGATGATAGTTGGCTGATTTACTGGCGAGATTTAGGCTCGTAGATGAAATGTCAGAGAAGCTGGACAGCATGACCCAGCGAGGACAGGATATGGCAAGCTCATTTGAGCAAGCCGGAGAGGCGGCTAATTCCGCCTTTGACGGAATAGAGAGCGGAGTGTCGTCTGCGGTGAGCAGCGTGGACGGAGTGGCGCAGAGCCTTGAGAATTACAAGGGCGCAGCCGGAGACGCAGGAGCGGCAGCGGAGGACTTTACTGGCTCTCTTTCCGGGTATGGAGCGGCAGCCGGAGAAGCGGCAGCACAAACAGACTACTGGACAGACGCTGTTGGAAGTTACGATAAGAGCGCTATGGAGGCTGTTTACACCACGGAGGAGCTGGTGGAAATGGGCCACAAGAGCGCGGACGCATTGCAGGCGCAGGAGGAAATGTTCGACCTGTGCGAACGGAGCGCGACATTCCTGAATAAGGCCATGGAGGCCACGACAGACATTCAGGACGAGCTGACAAAGGCAATGGACGCAGCAGCAGAGACAGCGAGCGAACTGGCAGATAATGAGAATGTTTCGGCGGAGGCAAAGGCGGAGCTGGCGAAAGCAGCAGCGGACGCTGAGGAGGCTATGCGGAACCTCGGAGACGCGCAGAAAGAAGCTCAGGCAGCAATGGAGGCCTACGACGAGGTAATGATGTCGGGGACGACAGACCTGAACGAGCTGGAAGCGGCGGCGGAGCGAGCTATGCACGCAGCGGAAAACCTTGCGGAGGCGAACGGAAAAGCCACGGAGGCTACGGAGGAGCTTGGCAAGGCGGCGGAGAATGCCACGGAGGAGGCCGAAAAGGGCGGAGAAGAAGGCGTAAATGCCATCGAAGCCATTTCTACAGCGCTGGTAGCAGCAGGAATCACGGCAGAGCTGAAACAGATTGCGCAGGCAGCCTACGAGCTGGCAGACGCATTCAGCGAGGCGGAGAGCATTGTGGTGAACGCTACCGGGGCAACGGGAGAAGCGCTGGACGGTCTTATGCAGAGCACCTTGCAGGTGTACGCGAAGGCAAAGAGCGGAACCCTTGAGGACGTGGCAGGAGCCATTGGAGAAATCAACACCCGAATGGGCCTCACCGGGGACGAGCTGACAGAGGTTACGGGCCTTTTTATGGACTACGCACAGATTACAGGCAGCAATGTCGTTAGCAGCGTGCAGAACGTAACAAAGGTTATGAACCAGTGGAGAATTGAGGGAGAAAACGTCGAGAGCGTGATGGATAAGCTGGCCTATGCGGCACAGATTTCCGGCGCGTCGGTGGACAGCCTCTCAAGCAACCTTATAACGGGAGCAGCTTCTTTCCAAAACGCAGGACTGAGTATAGACAACACAATTCAAATGCTGGCAGATTTTGAGCTGGCAGGCATTAACGGAACGACGGCCATTATGGCGATTAGAACGGCGGTAAATAACTTCTCGAAAGACGGGCTGGACGCAAACGAAGCGCTACAGGCTACCATTGAGCAGATTGCGACAATGGGAGACCAGAGCGAAGCGACAGCGCTGGCCGTGGAGACTTTTGGAAGCAGAGCCGGACAGCAGCTCGCACTGGCAATTCAGAACGGGACTATTTCGGTAGATACATTCAATGCGACGATGGACGAGGCGGACGGAACGCTGAGGAAAACCGCAGAGGCTTCACAGACACTTTCCCAGAAATGGGAGCAGGCGAACAGGAGCATAAGCGCGGCGTTCACTTCGGCGCTGGAGCCGACGCTGAGCAAACTGTCGTCTGGATTGGCAAGCGTGGTACAAGGCATAGGAGATTTCCTAAACGAACACCCGACACTCACAAAAGCCATTACGGCGGTAGCTGTAGGCGTTGGCGTGGTTGTTGCGGCGGTAACGGCGGTAGCATTCGTGGCGAAAGTAGCCATACCAGCCGTAGTTGGATTAGGAGCAGCGTTCAACGCAGCATTAGGGCCAATAGGCTGGGTAGCACTCGGCATAGCGGCAGTTTCGGCAGCGGTAGTTGCCTTTATTGCGCTTATTGGCGACGCGAACGACGAGACAGCCGGAATGACAGCCACGACGAGAGCGCAGTATTACGAATTGCAAGACCTGAACGCAGAATACGAGAGGACCTGTGAGGAATACGGCGACACCTCGGAGGAGGCGCTGAGGCTGAAATATCAGGTGGACGACCTGAGCGCAACATTTGAGGCAAGCAGGCAGACCTTGGAGGAGTTTACGGCGGAGGTAGAAGCGCTTTGCCAGAGCGTGGACGAGGTTACGCAGAGCTTCCAAGACGGAATGACAGAAATCCACAATAACGAGGTAGGGGCGCTTGCCCTTATTCAGAAGTACGAGGATTTGGCCTCTCAGGGAGAGCTGACGGCGGTACAGCAGAGAGAGCTGGACGCAGTTACGAAAAAGTTGGCAGAGGACTTCCCGGACGTTGCGGCGGCGATTGGAGACGCGACAGGAAACACAGAGCAGTACGTCGAAGCAATGAAACGAGCCTGCGAACAGCAGGCGGAGCAGCAGCGGCTACAGCAGGCGGAAGATACATACGTCGAGGCATTGCAAAAGCGGCAGCAGCTTACGGAGGAAATCGAAAAGACGCAGGCGGACCTGAACGCAGAGCTGGAAGCCCACAATATGGTGTGGGACGAGACTATGCAGACCTACTCAAACGGCTGGTACACTTCGGGCAGCCCGTGGGCCGCGTGGACGACAGACCTCGACGACTATCAGGACGCGCTGGACAGCTTACTTGCGGCGCAGGCGGAGAACGAGGCGACGCTGGAGGAAATCGAGCAGACATGGCAGGACATTTCGGACGCAGAGGCCGAAGCGGAGGAGCAGGTATTGACCTACGAGCAGGCGGCGGCGCTTGCGTTCCAGAGTGTTCAGGGAGAAATCGAGGAGCTGTGTCAGGCTTACGACGACGCATATCAGGCGGCGCTGAGCAGCTTTGAGGGACAGTTTAGCCTATTCGACGAGGCGACGACGGAATCCGAGACGTACATGAATGCGACGGTTGAGAACGCGCGGGCAGCGTTGGACAGCCAGCTCGCATATTGGGACAGCTATCTTGCAAACGTAGAGACGCTGAAAAGCATTTCGGCGGACGATTTGGGGATTACGCAGGAGAACTACGAGGCCCTGATGGCATACGTGCAGGACGGCAGCGAGGAGGCTGCTGGGCTGGCTCAGAGTATGGTGGAGAACATCAACGCCGGAAACGAGGAGGCTGTGGCTCAGCTTGCGAACACCGTGGGCGAGGTGCAGGCGAAGCAGCAGGAGGCAAGCGCGACAATCGCAGAGTGGCAGACGAATTTCAACGCCACAATGGACGAGTTGGAGCAGCGCATGAACGAGGCTGTAGACAACCTTAACCTCGACAGCGAGGCAGCGGCAAGCGCAAAGGCCACAATCGACAGTTACGCAGCGAGCATACGTGCCGGACAGAGCGACGCAGTAGCGGCAGCGAAAGCTGTGGCGGACGGCGTAGCAGCAACGCTGGCAGCGAACCCGGTAACGGTAAGAGTGAACGCCCAGCATACCACAGCGGTCAGCGGACACGCAAAAGGAACCACAGACGCAGAGGCAATGTTTATTGCTGGCGAGGAGGGGCCGGAGCTGATAGCACGGAGAGCTGAGGCATACGCCGGAGGCACGACGGACAGCACGGACTACTATATCGCAGGCGAACACGGCCCGGAGCTGATTGTGGGCGAACAGGGCAGCACGGTATTCCCGACGGAGGAGACGGACAGGCTGATAAACGCGCTGAATTACAGACAGCCGCTTTCAGTATATCCGACGGCAGCCGGAGGAGTGGAGAGCGGCGGAGCAGAGAGGAGAGGCGGAGCCGGAGAGACGGTGAAGCGAATACTGCTCGAAATTGTCGGAAGCGGTGAGATAGACGCAGGCGGCAGCAGCAAGGAAACGGTCCTCGAAATCCTGCACGACCAGTTGAAGCCCGTGCTGATGAACATTATTCAGAGCGAAATCTACGAGGAGGGAGACTTGAGCTATGAGTACTAAGTATGAAATGTGGCTTACCCACAATGCAGAAAAGTCGAAAATCCAGCTCCCGGTCAATCCCGAAGCGCTTGAAATCAGGAACGGAAGCAACAACGACACAATCAATGTGGCGGGGCTGGGCGAAATTGTAGTATTTCAAAGTCGCCCGGCCTTGCAATTTTCCTTTTCGAGCTTTTTCCCGGCGACAAAATTTCCGGGATTGCAGGTATCGAAAATCACAAAGCCGCTGACCCTTATCGAGAGGATTAACAGCTGGAAAGCAAGTAAAAAGCCTGTGCATTTTATCGTCACATCGTGCGGCGTTGATGTCTATGCCTCAATAGAGGACTTCACATACCACGAGGACGGCGGCGACCCCGGTACTTTTCAATATTCCATAACGCTGAAAGAATACCGGAAAATCACCACAAGACAGGTCAAGGTGGACATACCAAAGAAGAAAGCCACGGTTCAGAAAACAGAGCCGAGGGTTGACAATACCGTCCAGCCGAAAACCTACACGGTAAAAGCCGGGGATTGCCTCTGGAACATAGCGAAAAAATACTATGGGAACGGGGCGCAGTATACGAAGATTTACAACGCAAACAAGGACAAGATAAAGAACCCGAATTTGATATATGTCGGGCAGGTATTCACGATACCAGACTAAGGGGAGGTGCAATGTCATGGCAAACACAATCAGCCTTGTGATATTCAAGAACGGGTCTGCCAGCGGCACGGACATTTCATCCCTTGTGGAAAACATCAAGTGGAGAGGTCGGAAAGGTTCGGCATCAAGGACGCTGACGGCCACACTGATAGATGATGACGGCTATAAACACGCCCGGAGCGGCATCGACATCGAGCAGGGAATGCAATGCATTTTCACCTACAACGGGAGCGAGCTTTTCCGGGGCATCATCATGTCGCAGACGCAGAACCAGAAAAAGAAGATGGTCATTACCGCATACGATGTCGGCATCTACCTTGCGAACAACCGTGACACATTCTCATATGAGAACAAGACGGCGACTGATATTTTCAAGGACTGCTGCACCCGGTTCGGTCTGGATATGGGAGATGTGGCGAAATGCTCCTACACAATCCCGGAGCTGACGAAACCAAAAACCACGGCTTTTGATGTCATCTGCGATGCGCTGTCGCTGGACTTTGATGCAACGGGCATACGCCACTATGTAAGCAGCAGCAAGGGGAAAATCAGCCTCATGACACGCCGGGAGAATATCCTGCAATGGGTTATCGAGGTCGGACAAAACCTTGAAAGCTACTCATACACAAAAAGCATCGAGAAGATTAAGACCCGCGTCAAGATGGTGTCGAAAGAGGGAACGACCATCGCCGAAAAAAGCAACTCCGCCATGGAGAAGAAAATCGGCGTTTTTCAGGAAATCGACACGCCGGATGAATCCCTCTCCACGGCTCAGGTAAAAGACCTGATAGACAGTATTTTGGAGGAAAAAGGAACGCCGGAGCGCACCCTGACTGTGGACGCAATCGGCATCCCGGATGTCATTTCCGGCATTGGCGTTTTTATCGTCATCCCGGAGCTTAACATCTCCCGCACCTTTTATGTGGACACGGACACGCACACATTTGAGGACAACAAGCACACGATGTCGCTCAAGCTCAACTATGCGAACGACCTCAGCAAGGAGGAAAAGGAGCAGAAAGAGGACGCGCAGCCGAAGACCTACAAGGTCGGAGATATAGTCAACTTCAAGGGCGGAATGCACTATGTATCAAGCTGGCCGGGAGCAAAAGGCTATCAAGTGGGTGCTGGCCCTGCGAAAATCCATCTCGGTCCGGATTGCCAAGGCAACGGCAAGGCGCACCCGTGGAGCTTGATTACCACCGATTGGAGCAAGACGCATGTCTGGGGCTGGGTTGATGAGGGTTCGTTTGAATAGGAGGCAGCATCATGGCAGACGATATTGAAAAAACCAGCTTAAAGCAGCTCATACAAGGAATGACGGCGGACGGCGTTTCGGTCATACAGGGCAAGGTTATTTCTACAAGCCCGCTGAAAGTACAGGCGGTAAACGATGAAAAGCTCATCATCTACCAGAACAGTCTGTTTGTGCCTCGCCATCTGACGAACTACTCAACCACCTGCACGATTAACTGGGCGAGCGACAACAAAAGCGGCGGCAGCGGTCAGGCGGCGTTTGCATCCCACAATCATGGCATAACGGGAACGAAGCCGATAACCATCAACAATGTTTTGCAGGTCGGCGAAACGGTACACCTGCTGTCGCTCAACCACGGGAAGCAATATTACATACTGGACAGGGTGTAAGAGAGGAGGAACACTATGCCGGAAGTATATATCCCTATCCCGGTTGATGAAGTCACGGAAGCCGAAGAACTTCCGACTTTGACCTACCGATTAGACCTTGATGCAGGACGGATTGTCGGCATGGTGGACGGTCTGGAAGCTGTCAATCAGGCAATCAGGAAAGCCATAATCACGCCTCGTTTCAAGTGCCTGATTTATGATAATCAGTACGGCAGCGAAATAGAGGATGCTTTCATAGCAAAGGATGCAAGCCGGGAATACATACAGGCGGCGTGCGAGGGGTTTATAAGAGACTGTCTCAAGCCGGACACTCGCATTTTAAGCGTCTACGACTTCGCCTTTGATTTCTCGGAGGACAGGGCAGATGTCTATTTCAAAGCGGACACAATCTACGGCGAAACGGAAGTAAAGGAGGTGATTTGATGTTCGAGGGCATGACTTACGAAATACTGCTGGAAGATGTTCTAAGCTCCGCGCCTGACGGCGTGGACACCCGGCAAGGCTCAATCTTTTTTGATGCCGTCTCAGGCCTCTGCATCAAGATAGCAAAGCTCTACACGGATTTAGACCTCGTGCTTTCGATGACGAGCATTGTCACGGCGATTGATGACGCTCTGGACGCAAAGGCAAGCGAATATGGAATTGAACGGCTCAGGGCAACGAAAGCAAAGTACAATGTCACATTTGAGGGCGTAACACCGCAGCTTGGAGAGCGATTCTATTCTGACAGGCTTTATTTTATTCTCAAAGAGGACACCGCCGCCGGGGTTATGTATCTGGAAGCGGAGGTTGCAGGAACGGGTGGCAATAATGTCTACTCAGGAACGAACGCTGTCCCGGTCAACACTATCGAGGGACTTGAAGCCGCTACTTTCGGCACGCTCTACGAGAGCGGCACGGACGATGAAACGGACGACAACCTCAGAACGAGGGTACAAGAAAAGATAGCTGGCTCTGCTGAAAACGGGAACAAGCAGCATTATAAAACTTGGTGCGAAAGTATTGAGGGAATCGGACGGGCGAGAATTTACCCGCTTTGGAATGGTCCGAACACCGTGAAAGCAGTCCTCATAGACGGAACGGGCGCACCGTGCAGCGCGACAAAGGTGGCGGAAGTCCAGAACTACATAGACCCGGCGACAAAAGGATACACCACGGTTGTGGACGGCAGAACGTACACGGTCGGCGATGGTCTGGGAGAGGGCGTTGCGAACCTCGGCGCACATTTCACGGCTGCGGCGGCGATTTCCCTGCCTGTCAATGTGTCGTTTAAGGCAGAGCTTAAAAGCGGGGCGACAAAGGAAGCTGCGGCTCAGGAAGCTGCTACAGCAATTGCAGAATACTTTCAAGAGCTGGTTTTGGACACGGACATTGCGGAGGATATTGTCGTCCGAACCTCTCAGGTGGGAGCAATCATCAGCGGGCTGTCAACAGTCTTGGATTATAGCAATCTCAAGCTGAATGGCAGCGATGCCAACATACGTCCCGGCGATGACTATGTTCCGACCGTCGGGGAGGTGACTTTCACATGAAGTTCTATGACAATTACTGGCCTGACTGCTATGACGAGCTGATAACCTATTACCCGCGATTTTACCGGGATGTTCTGGAAATGGATGCCATACTCCACGCACACGGACACTTGGCAGACCAGATGCAGGACGGGATTGAAAAAGTATATCTGAGCAGCTTCATAGACTATATGGACGAGCAGACAGTCGCACAGATGGTGCAGTTTCTCCACATAGGGCTGAACAAGAAACGGACGCTTGAAGAACGCCGCCGCCTTGTGAAGTCCTTTTTTGTAGGCCTCAGAAAAGTCTCTGCCTCTATGCTGGCGGAGATGATTCAGTCCTACACGCAGGCGGCTGTCGATTCAGTCTTTGAAATCTCCGATGACGAGGGGAATAACACGCTCTACATCAATTTTGAGAGGGGCGATGTGGCAACCCTCTATATGTCGGACATCATGATGCTGCTGGAAAGAAAAATCCCGGCGCACATCAACTGGCGGGCGGCTGTTGCATACCATTTCCCGGTCGGCATCGGCATCAAGCGGGTTTATTACAAATTCGAGCATGAACTGACAGGAACGAAGCCGGATATTGCCTTGCATGGCGACCTAAATGCAGTTGCCGCCGTGGTAGAAAGCATGAGGAGAAACGCCCTCATGCAGTACAAACAATCGAAAGAGGATGGCGAATACTCAGGCGTAAGCCCGGAAATCAGCTTGCACGGGGATATGAATACCACCTCGGCTGTTGCCGGAAGCGGCTATCAATCGGCTGTCATGGAGTATGAACTATCACGGGAGGCGGCGCACTCAGGAAGAACCCCTGCCGTGTCTGCGATAGGCAATTATCATTCAGGAATCGACACCGGGGCAGAGGTCAAGGCAACCAGCTTCGGAGCTGATTATATTTTCTGCGGCACAACCGCCGCCCACAACTAAAAAGGAGGAAAAGCATGGCATTTTGGACTGACACTTTCATGAACAAGATGCGCAATGAGTGGCTGCGCCGGATTGTAAAGATTCAGTACTACGCCGGAAGTGCTTGGTATGACGCGCTCATTACCGAGAAAAAAATCTCCGGCAACACTCTTTACATCACGAGCCAGACCACCGACAGCGCGGCGGTCACCATCACAAAGGTGCGCCTTATCGACACCGGGGGCGATGTCGCCGGGGAGATTAGCGAGAGTATCAAGAAAACTGCCTCTCAGGGCGTAATCACTCTGTGGGAGTTTCCTTTATACGAAATCACATCATAAGGAAAGGAGGAGAAAGCCATGTATGGAGTGATTATCTGGAAAGACCATGCCGTCACGCCGGACAACCTTTACAAGGTCACGGATAACGGCGATGGTACTGTAACAGCGGTCAGAGCCGGAACGGTCATCCAGCAGGGAACGAACATGAACGCCGCCAACTTCAACAACTTGGAGCAGGGCGTTCTTGCGGCAAACCTCTCTGCTGCGGAGGCCTTGCGTGTCATCCGGGATTTGCAGGACAGGACGGAAGCCCTGAAAGGCCTGAAAGGCCTCGTTCTGGAAGCCACGCTCACCAATTCGAGCAAGTACCCGTTCAACAACAGTCAGAAGACAATCGCGCTTGGCAACGAGAACGAGCGTTATAACACGGACTACACCGTCATTGTCGAGGCGGAGGCGCAGGACGGCTTTATCGGAGATATTAAGGTCTCCGATAAGATGCTGAACGGCTTCAAGCTGGAATACTCAGGCAGCGCAAAGACGGTCAATGTCAAGTGCTATGTGCAGGGAGGCAGATAACCATGGTAAATGTAATTATCAAGTCCGATGAGCGCAGGGCATATGAAAACAAGGTCATGCGCGATTTTGGCGTAAATCCGCACTCTGCCAGCGCAGAGAAACTGGAACAGGCGGAGGCGGTAGCTGCAAGGTCGGCTGAGGCTGTCCGCGAACTCAAAAGAATGGAGGGCAATAGAAGATGAATGTTATCCACATGACACCGGGCGAGTATATCGCCTATGAAACCACAAAGAAGAGCATCGTTTTCGGCGATGAGGATTTGAGCATCAACCTCAAAAACCGGGAGCAGGACGAAAAGGTCACGATTGATGTCTGCTTCGACAGGGATGGAAATCTCACGATGGGAACGGCTGCCGGACTTCACTATGTGGCGCAGGTGGAAATCCCGCCCCGCCAGTACAAGGAAGTTGAGCAGGAGAACCCGGACTACGAGGAGGGCGGCGAAGCTCCTGCCACTATCACGGTGCTTGAGCCTGTCGCTTTCGATATCGACAACTGCACACTTTATCTGTGGAGCATCTAAAGGAGGTAAAAAGAAATGGCAAACTTTGACGATTTGAAGCTGGCTGTCGAGATGCTTTCCGGCGGCACAAACACCGTCATTTATGACGACATCGGGATGCCCTCTATCATGGTGCGTTTCCCAAAACTGCTCAGGAGCGAGCTTATCATAGGCGACAGCGATGACCCGCATCCGGCATTTCTGATGGATGGCAACGAACAGGCCGCCGTCTATGAATCGAAGTATCAGAACATCGTGGCAAACAGCAGGGCGTACAGTCTCCCGATGCAAGACCCGAGTGCAGAAATCACCTTTGACGCAGCTCTTACGGCTTGCCGTAAGAAAGGCGACGGCTGGGGTATTCAGCCCGCAAGCCTGTGGTCTGCAATCGCCCTGTGGTGCAATAGAAACAACTCCCGGCCGCGCGGCAATAACAACTATGGCCGGGATATTAAATATACATGGGAAAAGGGCGTTGCTACCACAACGAGCAGCGGTCAGACAAACCATACCGCGACAGGCTCAGGCCCTGCAACATGGTATCATGACGGCACTTATGCCGGGATTGCAGACCTGAACGGGAATGTCTTGGAATGGTGCGCCGGATTCCGCCTCGTCAAGGGCGAGCTGCAGGTCATCCCCTACGCGAACAGCATTCTTGCGACCTGCGACATGGGCGTAAATTCCGCTGAATGGAAAGCCATCGACAAGGACGGCAACTATGTCGCACCGGGTTCTGCGAATACGCTCAAGCTGGACTATATCAGCAGCAAGTGGCAGTGGATTACCGGGGATATTAGCAATGCGGCATCAAATAGCTGCGCATTTGGTAATGTAAGCGCGGCAAGCACCGTCTCTGACAATGCAAAGAAGCTGCTCAGACTTCTGACGCTCCTGCCGGAGGATGGCAATTACGACCATTTCTACGCAAACAACGGCGAGGATGAGCAGCTCCTGGTTCGCGGTGGCTGCTGGTACAGCGGCGACGCCGCTGGGGTGTGCGGTTCGAACTTCGACCTTGCGCGGTCGAGTTCCAGCTCGCACTTTGGCTTCCGCTCCGCTTTTTATGGAACACTGTAAACTGATTACTGAATCACTGAGGGGCAAGCGATAGCGCAGCCCCTATTTTTAACTGGAGGTTACTATATCCGCTACATGGATGATGTAATCATTCTGTCGGACGATAAAGAGGAGCTGCACCGGGTCAAGAGGGATATTGAGGAATTTCTACGGGATTTTCTGCGCCTTGACCTCAACAAAAAGACTGCTATTAGACCTTGTTCGATGGGCGTTGAGTTCTGCGGCTTCAAGCTGTGGCCTACTCACCGGAAGTTAAAGAAACAGACCTCGAAGAGAATTATTCGCCATGTCAAGAAGATGTGCCAGCAGCTCCATGACGGCGAAATTTCCAGAAAATACTTTGACCGGGCGACAGCATCCTACAAAGGGGGATTGCAACACTGCAATAGCTACGGACCACGGCAAAAGCTGAACGCCATCTATAAGCAGTACTACATCGAGGGAAAGGAGGAAATCACGAATGGATGAGACGATTTCCAGAGCGGAGCATGAGGAGTTCCGCAAAAGGATTGATGACGAGAACAAGAGGCAGAACCACCGAATTGAAGTCTTGGAGCAGGGCGTTCGGGAGGTTCAGAACATGACGCGCACAATCGAACGGCTTGCCATCGGCATGGAGAACATGGTCAAGGAGCAGGAGCGTCAGGGCAAGCGGCTGGAAGTCCTTGAAGGGCGTGACGGCGAGATGTGGCGCAAGGTCGTGGGCTATGTCGTCACCGCCATTGTCGGCATTGCCATCGGTTTTGTTTTCACGCAGATTGGCATGTAAGGAGGCGGCGATGAAAGGAAAGAAAAATGCTCTCAGCAAGAAGCCCGCCCGGAAAAGCATCGGCGTTATGAATGTAGTCCTGATTATTGTCGGGATTGCCCTCGTCACCTTTACGATTGCGATGATTCACCTGTTCACGCTCTTTGGCTCAGTCCCGGACACGCTCGTGACCTGCGTATTTGCCTGTCTGGGCGGCGAATGCGGCATCATGGGATGGATTAAGACCACGAAAGAGCGCAATAAAGACCGGGAGTGGGAATTAGAGGACAGAGCCGAGGAAAAGGCGGAGCAGATGGCCGCCATGACCCCGGCGGAGGAGCCGGAGGACGGAACAACATAAGGAGGTGTGGACTATGGCACTAAAAGGCAGCACCAACGAGGAAAAGATATGGAATTACCTCGTGGGTAAGGGGCTGAGCGCAGCCGGAGCGGCTGGACTGATGGGAAACCTCTACGCGGAGAGCGGACTGAGGCCGAACAATTTGCAGAACAGCTACGAGAAATCACTCGGCTACAGCGACGAGGCCTACACGGCAGCCGTGGACAGCGGCAGCTACGGCAACTTTGTACGCGACAGCGCAGGCTACGGTCTGGCGCAGTGGACGTATTGGAGCCGGAAACAGAATATGCTCGACTACCATAAGGCAGCCGGGAAATCTATTGGAGATTTGGAGACGCAGCTCGGATTCCTGATTAAGGAGCTGAGCGAGAGCTACAAGTCTCTTTTTAATTCGCTCAAGACAGCGACGAGCGTAAAGGCGGCCAGCGACGCAGTGCTGACACAGTTTGAACGCCCGGCGGATATGAGCGATGCAGCAAAGACGAGGAGGGCCAGCTACGGCCAGCCTTACTACGACAAGTACGCCGGAAAGACCTCCGGCGGAGAGCAGAAAGAGGAGGAGACGAAAGTGGGATATTCGAGACAGAAAGTCGTTGACCTCGCTTTAAGCTGGGTAGGCAAGAAAGAGAGCGACGGCTCATACAAGTCGATTATCGACATTTACAACACGCTGCCGACGGCGCAGCTCCCCAGAAAGACGAAAATGCAGTACGGGTGGGCGTGGTGCGCCTGCACGTGGTCGGCGCTGGCAATTAAGCTGGGGTACACGGCCATTATGCCGCTGGAAATTTCGTGCTATTACCTGATTGAGAACGCGAAAAAGATGGGCTGCTGGGTGGAGGCGGACAACTACGTACCGTCGCCCGGAGACGCTATTCTTTATGATTGGGCGGACGGCAGCAACTACGCCAGCTACGACAATACGGCCGGCCCCGACCATGTGGGAACCGTCGTATCGGTAAACAAGAGCGCCGGAACCTTTGTAGTGGTAGAGGGCAACATGAGCAACGCCATAGGAACGAGGACAATGGCGGTAAACGGGAGATACATTCGCGGATTCATTACGCCGAAGTACGACAACAACACCGTAACGCCCTCCACAGGAACGGGAACCGGGAGCGCAGGCGGACAGACCGCGCAGAGCTTAAAGGTGGGCGACATTGTCCAGTTCAGCGGCAGCAAGCACTACACCAGCGCGAATGCGGCAAGCGGAAAGACCTGCACGCCGGGCAAGGCGAAAATTACGCAGATTTACCAGCTCGGAAAGAGCAAGCACCCGTATCACCTGATTGCTGAAAAGGGCGGAGGCAGCAATGTTTACGGCTGGGTAGACGCGGCGGACATTGGACAGAAAACCGGGAGCACAGTGACCGCGCAGAGCACCCGGACGTACACCGTGAAAAAGGGCGACAGCCTGTGGGCGATTGCAGCAAAACAGCTCGGCAACGGTAGCAGGTACAAAGAAATTAAAGACCTGAACGGACTGAAAAGCGACACCATCTACGCCGAGCAGGTTTTGAAGCTGCCGGAATGATAGCTGCAACGATATTGAGGATTTTCGTGATTGTGGTCGTGATACTTATGCTCGCCGGGTGGCTGAAAGCCCTTACAGAGTTCAACCCGGAGGAGGAACATTGCGACTACGATTGCGAAAACTGCCCGTTCCCGTCAAAGGGGTGCAGGCAGTTGGAGGTAAAGCGAAAGAGACAACAGGAGGAAAAGAAACATGAGCGACTTAGTAAACGACATACTGGTAGCGGTACTGAGCGTATGCGTTCCAATTCTGGCAGGTTACCTCGTAAGACTGATTAACAGCTGGACAGCAAGCGCAAAAGCCGAAACAGCAAGCACGCAGGGAGACGTGCTGAGAAATCACCTTGAGGAGATTTCAAAGGCGATTGCGACGGCGGTAAGCTATACCAGTCAGACATACGTGGACAGCCTGAAAGCAGCCGGGAAATTCACAAAAGAGGCGCAGAAAGAGGCACTACAGAGAAGCCTCGCGGCAGCCCTAAGCATACTCACCCCGGCGGCAGCAGAATTTATCGAGGAGACCTACGGCGACATTAAGGAGTATATCTTGCCGATGGTTGAGGCAGAGGTAAGAAAACAGAAGCTCGAAACGCCGGAGATAATTAACCAGACGGCGGAGCCGGACGCAGCCGCGATAGCGGCAAGCACAGCAGCAGCTACGGCGGCCACCATTGCGCAGACGGCGGTGAGCCAGCTTACATCAGAACCGACGGTAGCAGAGCCGGAGGAATAACCTATACGGGACGCGGCAGGGCCGCATGATGAATTGATGATTTATGTAAGACCGACGTGGGAAGCGCCACCAGAACTCGACGGTAAGCCCCTCTTATGGAGAAATCCGTAGGAGGGGCTTTATTTTTTTACCCAAAATGACCCGTTCTGGAACATTTTTAAAAAATACTTGGAAATATGTGTTGATAATGCCCCTTTAAGGGGCTATAATGAGGGTGTAAGATGACGTAAACGACCTGAACAGGGACACGATAGGAGGCAAGGATATGTTCAAGAAATTTATCCAGAGAATCATCGAGGCGGAGAACAAAGAGGACGCAATCCAGAATGTTTTCTACGGAGCAGACGGAATCGACATGGCATACCAGCGCGAAAAAATCAGCTACAAAGAGCACGAAATGCTGCTGGCCCTTATCGAAAAGATGGCATAAAGAAAGAGGAGGAGCGGATATGTTAGAAGCAGGCAAAAGATACATGGTTACGAGAGAGACAAGCTCTACGGTAAAGAGATTCCCGGCGACAGTCAACTGGATAGAAGATAGGGGCAACTTTTGGTACATCGGTTATGAGCCGGACGATTTCAGAATTTGCCGCTGGGGAACCTGCAAGGTAAAGAAACAAGGACAGTACAAGGCAATCAACTACACATTCGCGGCGATTTAAGGAGGAGCGACAATGACATACGAGAATTTCAGCGACACGAGAAACACAATCGTCTACGAAACGACGGAGGACGGGTACAAGATTTACAGTCGCAAGGGAGGTAAATACCCCTACGGCGCAGCAATCGGAAACAAAACAATCGACATGGCAATGACCATTGAGGGAGCGAGAAAAGCAATTATCGACCATAGGAGGAGGCTGACGGCATGACGTTCTACGAAATGATGAAGCACGGCGGAACGATTGAGATAAGCGGCAAAGGGTTCTGTCCGGCAAAATTCTGGCGAGAGGGCAAGGCAATATATTGCGACACTCCGACGCTTGGCAAAAGAGCAAAGAGAGACGACATGACCGCAAAGAAATTGAACGAACACATAAGGGCCATGATTACAGAGGGATTCGAGGTAAGAATCAATATGAATGGAGGCGCAAGAATATGAGAACATTCAGCATATACGAGATAATCCACAGAGTATGGGGAGGAGACGTGACGGAATACGTCGGGAGAATAGAGGCCCGGAACGAGAAAGCGGCGCTGAACAAAGCGGCAAAGCGATTCAGGGTAGACGACGGCGGAGTACCAGAAAGGCGCAGGAGGCCGGAGAACTTTATTGCCAGATAAGGAGGCAGGGATATGACATACACGATTAAGAAAGCCAAAATCGAGAGCTGGGGCTATGAGATTACAGCGAGAGGATTCCACAACATAGCACCGACGGTAGAGGCGGCAGTAAACTACCTCAAAGACAGATTCGGAAACGACGTGAAGTACAGCGTCAAAGAGCCGGAGAGGAGGAACGTGGAAAAAATCTAAAATATTTCTCTTTTTTGGTTGATATCGCCCCAAATGGGGGCTATAATTCAATTAGGCTCAGACGGAGCGACCCAAAAAGAAACGGAGGAAACGAAAATGACGACGAAAGAACAGGAACGCAAGGCGCTGGACAAAATCAGGAAAATTGTAGAGGAGCTGGGAGAGAACAGCTACATCGGAATGGCGTTCGAGGGGTGCTTCGAGATTGGTGAGGAAAACATTGAAAACGACTTCGGGTGCAGCATGAAGCAGAGAGCCGAAACGGCAGAAAAGAATGCAGAGGAGTTCAAGAAAGCCGGAGAGTATTACGCGGCAGAGGCAGAGAGATACCAGAAGCAGGTGGAGGAGCTGAAAGGCAAGACCCTCACAACGGCGGAGGCCGGAGAGATTAAGGCAATCCTTATTGAGGCAGAAAAGAACGCGAGCCGGATAGCTGAGGCAGCAGCGAGAGAAATCGTAGAGCACGCCGAAAACCCGAATAGTCAGGACTTCCAGAACGCGGTACAGAGCAACAGATGGGGAACAAAGAGAGCGAGCGACTGCGAGAGGCTCATCAAGAGACTGCTAGAAACGATGAAGTAATTTTTTTACCAGAGAATGACCCGAAACGGGGTGTATAAGTTTCGCGTGAAACAGAAACGCCCCGTAAAGGGAGAAAAGAAGGAGGACAAAACAATGACGAGATATTACAGCATTATGCGCCCGGTAGGACCGGGGACGTTCCCGAAAGACGGCGTGGTGATGATTCAGAACTACGACAGCAGGCAGTACGTAGAGGAGATTGGCAGAGAGGCTTGGGGGTGTATCGACTACACCAGAGAGCTGGACAAAAAAGAGGCAGAGAGCTACGAGCTGGTAAAAGCAAAGACCGCACAGGAAAAGCTTAACGACCTTTTTGAAGAGCTGGTTCCGGCAAGCGGAGCAGCGGAGAGCGTCGCAGGAGAAATAGTGAGAGCGATTTGTAGAATCGGCTATAGAAATTTCAACGACGGAGACCATCTGGGAATTGACTACGGGAGAGAGACTTGCAACCCGGCAGGCAGATACCTCGCAGCGAAATGCAGCCCGGAGGTTGCGAGACTGGTACAGGACGCTTGGGAGATTTACGACGACAGAACCTACGACAAAGCGCTGGAACGGCTGGAAGAGGGTGTATTGAAATACATTGAGGAGCACCCGGAACTGAAAGAGGAGCCGAACAAAGAGGATATGTGGGACTACAGAGACGAGCAGGAGGACGTAGACACATACGACGATGAGGACGAGGACGACTACTACGAAGAAGATGAGGAGGACGAGGACTATGAGTAATGCATACAGAGAGCTGCGAGAAGCACAGCAGGCAGAATTTAACAAGTTTCCGCTGGGGGCGGCGTTCAGCAATGAGCAGTTTAAGGAAATGATGGCGAAATGGGGCCTGAAAGAAAAGGACACCGACAAAATCCTGAGCCTCGGAGCCGGAGCGTTCATTCGCAAGGCGGACAAGGAAGCATACCTCGAAATGAACAGAAAGCACACGCGGCAGCTCAATGAGGCTATCGCCGCTGACAAGACGGGAGAGGGATTTATCTACGAAATGTTTAGCTACGAGTTGGCGAATCACGAATACGGCTATACGGGAGACCTTGAGGACACGCTGGACGCGCTGGGGTACACATCAGACGAAATCAACGCGGACGAGAGATTGCTGGCAGGGCTGAACAAGGCAGCGAAAGAGATTATGGAGCATGACTGTTTTTAGGAGGGGTGGCTATGGTGCTGGATTTTGAAGTAAAACGGATAAGAATGAGCGTTACGCAGCAGGAGGCACACGTCTACTGCAACGGAGAGTTTATCACAAATTTCGGGGACGGACCGAAACTGATTAAGCCGGGAGAGAAGTATTATGGGGGGCTGGTCGGAGGCTGGGCCAGCACCACCCCGGACGCAAAATTCATTTATTCCACGCTGTTCCATAAACTCGACGAGGTTTACCACATCAGCGAGGGCGTGAGGAATATTTTAGAGAGAACAATCGCGGCAGAGACAGAGGCGGCAGAGAGGAGGCCGGAGGAATGAAGTACAGATATTACAGAGGCGGCAGAAATTCCTACGAAGCGATTGAGTTCGACGCAGAGAAAGCAGGACGGTACGAGACGACTTGCGTGGTGAACGTGGATTTGCTGATTTGCGGAATAAAGGCAGCGCCGTGCGGAAACGGAGACGACTACAAGCTGAACCCGGAGGAGCGGCTGGCGATTCTGGAAACCGTGCAGGAGGAGCGCAGGAAGCTGACAGAGGGCATTGAAATTAAGACGCTGGACGGCTGGCACAAGAGCGGACTGCCGACATTCGAGGACTACGCGCAGCCGGGAGACAAAGTGTCGCAGGATATTGTAGACCATTTTGTAAACAGCGTTCCGCCGATACTGATGAGGCGGAGTTGCACGCAGGCAGGAGAAGCCTACAGCCTCGCTCAGGACGAGAACGACAACTACAGGAATACATACACGACATTCCACGAGGTTGGAGACGGCGAATGGATTTTTGACGGGTACTGCTTCAAGGGAGAAACGGAGAACCGGGAACATGGACCGTCGAGGCTGGAAAAAGCGATTTCAGAAGCAAGGGAGGAGGCAGAAAGATGGCATATGTAAGAAAGACGCGAGACAGATGGGACATAGAGACCAACTACGGCTACGGCTGGGAGGTAGAAAACAGTGAATACACCAGAGCGGACGCAAAGAGGAGCCTCAAGGAATACAGAGAGAATCTGCAGGCATGCGGCAAATGCGACGTGAGGCTGGTAAAGCACCGGGAGAAGATTGAGGAGGGCGACGATGATTAAATTATTGATTGGCGGAAGCCCCTGTACGCATTGGAGCATAGCACAGCACAACGGCAGAGAAAAAGAGGCACACGGATTAGGCTGGGAGCTTTTTAAGTGCTACCTCGCGGCGAAAGACAAATTTCAGCCGGACTATTTCCTCTACGAGAATAACAAAAGCGCAGCAGAGGCGATTAAAGAACAAATCAGCGAGGAACTTGGAGCACCGTTACACTACATCAACAGCGCACTGGTGAGTGCACAGAATAGAAAGCGCTTTTATTGCCACAACTTCGGAGACATAGGGCAGCCGGAGGACAGAGGGATATACGTAAAGGATATTCTGGACGACAACGACGGAGAAATATTATACAAACTGGAACACGTTTCAAAAGCGCAGTGCGTGGCAATCAGGGGCAGATATAAGCCGGACGGGAGTATAGGACAGCATTTGGAACCACGGGACGACGGAAAGACGAATACGCTGACGACAGTTCAGAAAGACAATTACATAGCGCAGACCATCAGGCTCGGAGATATTCAAACGACAGCGCAGTCGCACAGAGTTTACAGCCCTTACGGAAAAAGCGTGAACCTCACGGCTAACGGGGGGGGGGTTCAGGCGCTAAGACAGGGCTTTATATGTGCCCGGTAGACACGGCGAAATATACGCTGGAAAAGGACAAATACCACATTGTTGAGAACGGATTTATTGAGACAAGATATGGGAGGCAGGAGATAAGCCTCCCGGACGGAGCTTACATTATACGGAAGCTGAAGCCGATAGAGTGCGAACGGCTACAGACATTGCCCGACGGGTTTACGGGGGGGGGGTACCAGAAACACAGAGATATAAATGCCTCGGAAACGGCTGGACGGCGGAGGTTATTAAATTCATACTTGGACATCTGCCGAAAGACAAAGAGGAACCGATAACCGTCCTGAGTATGTTCGATGGAATTGCAACCGGGAGATACGTATTACAGGAGCTTGGGTACAGAAATGTGAGATATTATGCTTACGAGATTGACAAATACGCAATACAGATAGCGCAGAGGAATTTCCCAGACATTATTCAGTGCGGAGACGCGTTCGAGCTGCTGACAATGGAGAGGGATTACCCGTGGGAGGGAAAACGATGATATGTGAAGATTGCCATTGGTTCAAAGAGGAGGAGCAGGAAGATGATAAACCGGGAGAAAGTTAAGGAGCTGGACAGCCATTGGAAAGAGGTTATGGACATGGCGGAGCAGTATGGATTCATAACGCAGGCCTACGGAGGAGTAGCGCAGCTGGTATCGCACAGGAGGCAGATAGAAGCATTCGGAGAGGAGGAGTACGCCGGGAGATTGAAAGAGGCGTTTGGAATCGACATGGAGGTTGAAAAGTGAACCGTAAAAGAGTATAATATAAAAATTAAAATATTATAGGAAGGCGAGCAAAATGCGCAAAGGCATTTTACCAATCATTCTGCTGCTGGCGCTAATTTTTACAGGTTGCAGCGGCGGAAAAGCAAGCACTACTACGACGACTAAGCCGGACAGCACAAGGAGTGTAAAGGAATATTTAGAGGCCCATGTTATGTCAGAAACCGTTCCTATGCTTGAGGATGAGTGGCTGACAATTACGCCCGGAGCCGACGGAAAAGTGAATATTACAATTAGGGCGGTTGCTCCATATTTCATACCTTACGCAGCGGACACAATCATTCCGACGGCACAAGAGGCAATAAAAGAAAACGGCGCAGAGCTTGGAATATTCACGGTAAACAGTTACGCAAAGAATAATTCCGGCATAGTCAAAGGCACAATGGCAGACTGGCATACCTCAGATTGGGAGAGAGGAACATTCACGTCGGAGGCGGACGGAAACAAGATTATACCGGGAGCAACATTAAAGGACATCTACGAATACTACGCAGACTACGACGAATTAGTGCAGAAAATTTTGGCCGGAGAATACGACCGCTGACGAGAGAGGCTGTTGCACTACGCAGCAGCTTCTTTTTATTGCAAATAATGGTTGACTTTTTTGGCAGCCATAAAATATAATAAAATTGTGGCAGCCAGAAAGAGAGGTGAATGATATGCCACGAACAGGCAGACCACATTCGCAAAACCCGAAAAACAGTAGAGTTACCGTGCGACTTACGGAGCCGCTTTTTCAAAAGCTCGAAGATTATTGCCGTGAACACAAATTGGAGAGAGCCGAGGCTGTTAGAATTGCGGTTGAGCGAATGCTGGAAAAAGATAAATAAAAGAAACGGCCTGTCACCCTGAGAAAGTTACAAGACCGTTTCGACACCAGCCGAAAGCCGGATAAATTTATTATATCCGACTTGAAGGAAAATTTCAAGGAGGATTACAGAATGGATTTCAGAGAACTTTATAAAAAGCACGAGGACGGCATTGAGAGAATCGACGAGACAGAGAGGGCAGAGGAAAGCCTGAGCGGATTACTTGCAAAACTCAAGGCGGAAGATAAGGAGCTGTATTTTGATATTGACAGCGCGATTGGAGCACTTGCGAGAGCTTATGAAAAGCAGGGATTCCGAGGCGGATTAAAAGCAGCGAGGGCGACGGTATGACGGAGGAGTGGAGGCCAGTAAAAGGCTACGAGGGATTTTACATTGTGAGCAACCTCGGAAACGTGAGGAGCGTAGACCGGGATTATGGAAACTACAGATTCAGAGGGAAGTGGCTACGGCCTTTTCTTATTCCCGACGAAAACGGCTACAGGTGCGTTAGTCTGAGTGCCTATGGAGAGAGCAGAGCGTACAAGGTACACAGGCTCGTTGCAGAGGCGTTTGTTCCGAACCCGGAGAACAAACCGCAGGTCAATCACCTCGACGAGGACAAACTTAACAACCGCGCCGATAACTTGGAGTGGGTGACGCAGCAGGAAAATCTTGCGTACAGCAACAAAGGCCCGGCCAGCAAGAAAGGCAAGGCTGTCGGCAGGCTGGACGAAAACGGATTTATGGTGGAGGAGGTTTATAAGTCGATAACCATAGCAGCAAAAGAGAACGGAACAACGCCCAGCGCGATTTTCGCGGTCTTAAAAGGTAGGAAAAAGAGGGTTCATGGAAAAAGTTTCTGCTACTTAAACCAGTGTTTTCGGTACGGAAACCAGTATTTCCGAACCGAAAACGACGAGCAGATAGAAGAGCTGATTGAGGCTTTTTACCAGAAGCAAGAAAGTGGCGAGAAATAG